GGCTTGAGGTTGGCGTCATTGGCCTCGTTGTAAGCCGCTCGCCCCTTGGCATTCAGCCCGCCGTCTGGGTCTTGCCCTTCCTTGCGCGTCCAGATGAGCTGGCGCACGCGGTTCCCGTCGCTATCCATCGTCGTCCTCGTCGGCCTTGTGGCCCTGTGGCGTTTACTTCAGGAAGAACGGCGACACTGTCGACTTCTTGCGGCCGTCCATTTGCTCGCGATACATCTGCCTGGGGGATGGTTTGCGTCCGTACTCCACGCCAAGGAGCGTTTCGTATGGGCCAGGAGACTGCCGCGAATACTGATCCGACAGCCTCTGCATGGCAGACTCAATGCCGCTGTGGTCCAAGCCAAGCCGCATGCTCTGCGCCTGCTCGTTAGCCACAGCGTTCGGCCACCCCATGCCCAGCAATCCCGTACGCAGAACGTCTGGGTCGCCATGCTTGATAAGCATGCGGATCATCTCGGCCTCATCCATCGTCGTCCTCGTCAGTTATTCACATTTCCCATGAGCTGCGCCGACGGCGGAGATCGAACTATCATCACTGCCGTTTGGCGCTCACGGAAGTTTCCCTAAGTCCTTGTAGGCCATAGAGCCTCCGCTCCAGCTCGTAGTCCCATTCACTCACTGGAGCACCGTTAGAGTAGCGCCGCATGTCCATTGCCGTCTCAGGCTTAATTGACGAGGGCGCCAGCACTCTCCGGCGGCTGGGCTCGCCTTGGTACTGCTGCAATCGGTCAATAAATGAATCGATGGCTTGCGTGTGCTGATTGTCGGCCTTCACCTTCACCTCTCCGACTGGATCGAACAGCCGGGCATACAGTTGCCCGATGCGCCTGTCCACAGGGTCGCGCCAGTCGCGGACGTTACCAGACTGTCGGCGGTTGGCGAATTTTTTTGTTCGCGGGCCACGCGGCCGGCGGTACGGGTAGATATCGCCCGTGCCGAAGTCGTAGGTATCCCACTCCGCGGGCGTTTTGTTTGTGCGAGGGGCCCACACATCCATCGGCATTTCAGGCATCGTCGTCCTCGTCGAAGAGAAAATAGAACGGGTTCAAAACAGCCGCCGCCCGTCCAAGTATTTGACGCCGTCCTCGGTGACGAGCCGCGAGCCGTACTCAAATTGACGGGTGTTCGGGTTGAAGACGCCGATACCACCACCCTGCTGCGAAGGCGCGTCAGGCCGATCATACTGCGAGTCGTTCATGGCCTGGAGCCGCTTGAGCAAGCCCTCCTGCCGCATGGCCTCCATGTCCCGGGCAAAGCCCATCCGCCTGTTCTCACGGGACTGGGCGACACGGGAGTCGTTCTCGTCACGGAACGCCTCCTCCAGGTTGTCACCCATGCGCTCCAGAGGCGGCCGGTCGTCTGGCCGGGGAACGTGGACATGCAGCTCAGGGTTGGCGATGAGCTGGGGCTGCTGCTGCTGTTGGGCTGCAGGCTCGGCGGCCGGCTGGGCGGGCTGCTGGGGCGGGGCTTCACCACGGGACCGCCGCAGCCGGTCGGCTATGTACGCCTGCCGGCGGGCCTCCAAGACGGCATCGTAATTTGGATTTGCTCGCATGCGATCCTCCCTACAAAACCATTGCCCGACACACATCAACTGCGTGCGTCAGGAGCTGCGGCAGGAGCAGAGTCAAGAAAAACACCTGACGCCCGGAGGGGTGAAAAACTCCGGGGGTGGATATGACATGAATCCGCTCTCGCGTCGGGGGGCCTACCGGGGGTGTGGGTGGGCATGCCGCAGCCCCCTTGCCATAGGCTGTAAGTCTAGGCCCAGCAACGGTTTCCGATTCCGCGGGCTAATGGCTGCGAATCCGCGTGGAATCTTACTTTTCCGTAAGGCTGGAATCCGCCGCGGCTGCGGGATGGCATGCATCGCCCCCCCCCTCTCGGCCCTATACGCTTGTTCACTTTCCCGCCGGACACCTAGTATTTTGAGAATGGTGTACGCTTGTTCACCACCTGGCTGACGCAACAAAAACGCCCCCGGGGTGGCGGTCCCCCGGGGGCGTTTGCTTTCCGGCTGTGCTGCTGTCTTATTCGATCCCGACCGCCTCGCGAACGTCCGCCGCACCGATCCCCTTCGGGAGCTTTTTCCGCACCGGCTGGATAGCGGGATTGGGCTTGGATCGGATGACACGCCGGATGCCCAGCGTGGGAACGTAGTGGGCGTTGTCCGACACTCGGTGCGGCACCTTGCCGACACGCTGGAACCGATACTCCACCCACCGCCGGATTTCGATTCGGGTGCGGTCTTCCAATCGCTCCACCACGTCTATCGTCCACCCACGCACGTTGCGGCGTTTCATCGCCCGGAACGTAGTCGGGGCATCGTCGGGTACGGCCGACACTCCGGGCCGCACCCTCAACGGCAGGCCGCGTGCCGACCGGGCGGCGGCGGCTGCGACACTCAACACAAGTTCGCCCGACACGCTTTCCACGGCGGCTACGATCCGGGCGGGGTCGGCCGACACGCTCCCCGCTCCTATCCCACGGAAACCCTCCGGGTCTCGGCGGCGGTCGGCCACCCGTTGCGTAGCTCCCTCGGCTCGCCAACAGCGTTTCCTAGCCCTGCCCGCATGGAACAGCATACCACGGAGGTGCCGACCGAGGTCGGACAACGTGGGCCCGAATAGGGTCCGGCCGTTGCGGGCGAGGGATTCAAGCTCACGGGCTGTCCAGTCATCGGCCATCCATTCAACAAGGATCGACTGTTGCACATCGTCGAACTGATCGGCGGGGATTGGCGTTTCCCCGCTGGGCGAACCATGCCGCAGTAGATACCGGCGAAGCCGTTGCATAACGGCCTCCAAATCGGCGGCGGAGATATCGGCGGCGTTATAGCTGTCTGACATTGTCATACCCTCCAAGTGTTTCCCCGGGCGTTACATTCCCGGCGGCGAATGAAACATAAAGAGTATCGGAATAGGTTTCAAGCCCACTCCAAAATTTTTTTCGGATTTCCCCCGGGGGTGTTTCCCATATCTAAACGTTCCCACAAGGGAACAACGTCGCGAGTATCACACAAGCGACAACGGACGCGACGCACAGTTACACGCTGTGCGGCTACGTCCGTAACGACATGCGCGATGCGGCCAGTGCTGGTAATGCCATCCTGGCTGACGCAGTCGTAAACCGTCAGAAATATTCCCGGATTTCCCCCGGGGGTATTTCGCATATATAAACGGCCGACAACGGCCCACAACGCGGGGAGTAACGTATTACTCTCACGCATGCGGGCAGCGTTAGGAGGTGTAACAATGGATCGATGGGACTGGGTGTATCTCACGGTCGTCACGCAGTTGGCGGTGTGCGGCCGCGTCTCCGACGAGGAGTGTAACCGTCTGTGGGATGAGTACGGAATCTGACGACGCCCGATCCCGGGCAGGTGGCTGCGGCTAGCGGGCGATTGCCCAGGTAAGTCCGAATGCTGCCTGCTCGGGTTCGGTTGCCGTTGTGGTAGCCGGTTCTATCACGGAGGTGCGTATGGTTTCGGCCACACGCACCGCTCGGCCACTGGGTGTCATTCTGCACCGGGGCCAGTCTGAATTCGACGGTTCGCCCTATGTGGTGATCATGCCACTGGGCAAGCCGTCCAAGAATTCCAAGACGGGCAAGATGCTACAGACCTACATCATTAGGTCACATGTGCATCCAGTGGTGGCGGTGCGCAATGGGGGCGACGTTGCGATCTGCAACGATTGCCCCATGCGTGGATTGGTGACGTTTCCCAAGCGTTCCAAGGCCAACGCAAAGCGTAACAAGCGGTTCCGCGCCTGTTACGTCAACGTCGGGCAGGGTCCGGCCATGGTCTACGATGCGTTCAAGCGTGGACGCTACGTCGACTATGACACCCTGCTACATGATCAGTTCATCCGGGGCCGCAAGGTTCGATTCGGAACCTATGGCGAGCCGGTGCTGATTCCCCTGGAGTTGGTGCAGCATCTGGCAGGTATCTCTGCCGGGTGGACGGGCTATACCCATCAGTGGGCGAACCTGCGATTCGCAGGCTTTCAGCAGTATCTGATGGCGTCTGTGCATGGGCTGACGGGGCCGTGGTCCCGTGAGCATGCCAAGTCTCTCGGCTGGCGTACGTTCCGCACCATGCGGGACGGCCTGCCTGCGGAGGATGAGATTCTCTGCCCTGCATCCAAGGAAGCGGGCAAGCGTTTGACCTGCGAGCAGTGCCGTCTCTGTGACGGTGCCGGTACTCGCAAGGCCGGTTTGCAGATGGTGGACGTTTACATCCCCGGGCATGGTGGCAAGGCGATTATGTCTGCCGTCGCCAACCTGCCCATCCTTCAAGCGTGAGGTGTGACATGCGAAAAGATGCCTACACAGAAGACTTTGCCGACATCTGCTCCTGTTCACGGGAGCGGCACATGCTGATCAGCATCATGCGTGCGTGGGGCGATCACGGATTGCCCGACGATTTCAATGATGACGGCGTGCGGCCTGCGTTCAACCGCAACAGCGGGCATGTGTTCCTAGTCAACGCCGACTCGCAGGTCGCCATGCTGCGTGATGGCAGGCTGGAGTCTTGGTACTCCTGCCCCTACGGGGGCGAGGAAGGGTTCTTCGATGACTTGGTGGAGCTGTACGACGACCTGCCTGCCGACGACCAGGAATTTGTTCGCGATCTGGCTGACTCTCTCGGCAAGCCCGTTCCTGCAACAGAGGAGGACGAATGACCTGCCCACTGTGTGACTGCGAGGAGGTTCAGTTTGCGGCGGTGCTGGGTGACGTAGGTCATGCCCGGTGCCGGGACTGCGGTATAGTGTACGCTTTTACACCAGAGGAGGGATGCGATGAGTAGCGCAACCATGCACCGCATCGCGCCGGTGCCGAATCTCAACGGCTCGCCTGCCCATTGTCTGATCGACCAGATGATGGAGGTTCACCGTGCCTTGGAGGCAGCGGCAGACTGCATACGGAAGTGGCAACCGCACTACAGGGACTACCAGATTAGCGGCGACTACCACGCCGACCGCGAAGAGTTCACGCGGCGGCTGCGGATGGTGGAGGAACTGGCGGCACAGTACGAGTCGGAGGCTTACACACTCTCAACACAGGAGCGATGAATGAACGGTCTGATTGTCCATGCCGGCGGCAAGCTGGCAGGTCTGGATGAGATTCGCGATCTCCCCGTGCCTGAGTCCACGGACACATGGTGTCCCGTGCCTCACCATCGGATGATCGAACTGGTGACGCAGACGCTCGCGTCTACCGGGCTGGCAGTCACGGAGCAGTCCTTCGCCATCGCAAAGGATGGTGCCAGGATGTTCGGTGTCATCACGCTGGCCGGTGGCACGGACTATGCGACCACCATCGGGCTGCGGAACTCGCATGACAAGACCTTCCCCGCTGCCTTGGCACTGGGGTCACGGGTCTTCGTCTGCGACAACCTTGCGTTCAGCAGTGAGATCAAGATCAGCACCAAGCACACCCGCTATGTGCTGAATCGCCTGCCCAGACTGGTCGGTGACGGCATCGCCCAGCTAGTCCACAAGCGTGGCAAGCAGGACGAACGCATCGGCCTGTACAAGCAGACCGAGGTCCGGGGCATGCCGCATCTGCATGACCTCACGCTGCGAGCGTACCGGCAGAAGGCTATCCCTGCCCGTGCGATTGCCGAGGTGCTGGAGGAGTTTGAGGCACCGCGTCACCCGGAGTTTCGGGAGCCGACGCTGTGGAGTTTCTTCAACTGCGTCACCGAGGTGCTGAAGACCTACGGTGAACTGCAACCCCGGACGCAACGGTTGCACGGGGTGATCGATGCCGACTGCCCCCGCCTGCTGGCGGTATAGGAGGTGATGCGATGAGCAAGATCGACAAGGCCGGTTCGCTCAAGCAGTGGGCGCGCGAGCGGTGTGAGGCGTGGAACTGGAACTGCAACGTCGCGGAGATCGCTCGGGAATTGATCGACGCAGACGTTCGTTCTGACGGGGTTCGATTTGAGGTTTTGAAGAAGGTGTTTCTGGAGTATTTCCAACGGCCAGAGGCTGAGTCCCACATCGAAATCATCGGCCAGATCATCGATGAGTTCGGTGACTGAGGACATACACAAGGAGGTGCCACATGTGGGCGGTGAGGACCAAGGCCAGGTATCTGGCGACGTTCGATGATCGATGCGAGGCGGAGGAGTGGTGCCGCACATGGCGTGCGGTGCATGGCATGAGGGCGTGGGTTTCACATACGGAGAACTGACAATGACTGTGCTTTCTTGGCAGCGATGCGAACGCTGTGGCTGGGAACTGGCGGCTCAGTACGAGTCGGAAGCGTATTCGATCAGCAAACAGGAGGTGTGACATGGCCGATCAGACATACAACGGCTGGACCAATTACGAAACGTGGCTGGTCAGCCTGTGGATTGATAATTCAGAAGGCGAACAGCAGTACTGGCATGACCGTGCTGCTTGGTGCCTGAAGCATCAGCCAGAAGAGGGTGATGCCGTGCATGAGCTGCGAGAAACACTTAGGGACGAGTTCGACTGCTCGTCGTACTTCTCGCTGCGGGCTGCACTTTCCGAAGTGAACTGGCAGGAGATTGCCGAGAACTACATCGATTCCATAGTGAAGGAGGAGTGCGGCGGCGGGATCTGCGACGCCCGGCTCATTGCCGCTGCGCCTGAGTTGCTGGCTGTGGCCAAGCTGGCCTTTGATTATGCCCAAGACACTAAGGCCCGCTTCATCGACCACTGGGACGGCGAAGACGCGGAGTCCTACGACAAGCTGTGCGATGCCATTGACGCAGCAATCAACAAGGCAGAAGGGAGGGATGAGTGATGCGACATCCCAAGAGAGAGAAGGTTGTGCTGCGCGACGGCGACGATGTGTACGTGCAGGTTGAGGGAACACCCAACCCCGCGCAGTTGGTTGGCGTGTCGGGCATCGACTGGCTACAGCTTGCACGGCAGAAGCACAGACTGGTGTCTTATCTGTGGGACAAGAGCGAGAGCGACCCGGACTGGCAGATGTGGGGCATCGTTCATCTGATCGACGCCATCCAAGATCAAGGCGTGGAGGATGGACTGCCCGTTGTGTTCGTCACCGCAGACGAGGAGGACGAGTGATGCCCACCTACGCCCTGACCTTCACCGCCTTGGAGATAGAGCTACTCAAGGATGCGATGGAAGAACTGTGCAATGACTGCGACCTGCTGTACTGCCGGCCGGACGATGGCCGGTACGCCCAGGCCGAGGCGTTGCATGACAGGCTGTGCCGGTACGAGCAGGAGGTTGTGATTCCACACTGATCGGAGGGAGCCGATGAGTTCGATAGATCACTGGACCGAGGACACCGTGGACACGGCGATCCGATTGCTGATTGAGGCGGAGAGGCTTGTCGCTAGCCGCCCCTCCGAGGAGGTGGTAGAACGGTGGCAAGAGCAGGTGTTTCGATTCCTTAGAGAGGAGGCGTGATGGGGAACCTTATGCACAAGCCGTGCCTGTATGCAGACGAGGCGACGGCGTGGTTCATGCGGCAAAGCAAGGCGGCGCTGGCCGACATGCTGACCGAGGTGATGCGGCTTGAGAGCGGGCGGTGCGACGACGGGGCGACGGCGGAGGCGGCGGAGCAGAAGTTTGCTCCGCTACTGGCCGCACGCACCAAGTTGCGCGGCCTGCCAAAAAAACTGGATGCCAGGGTGGCGTTCCTGACACAGGAGGAGGCCTGATGAGCGACCGTAAGTTGCGACCCGACGAGGAGACAGAGGCTGCGCTGTGGGCAGAGGGCACTACCTTCACCAAGGCAGACATTGTGAAGGCGTACCGCAGCCACCTTGCCAGCCAGCCGGAGCCGCTGGACATCCAGAGTTATTGCGAATTGGTTCTTGGTATCCCCGACGAGACACCCAACGAGGAGGTGCAGTGATGCTCCTTGGAAACGAGAACACAAGGGTGGCGCACTTCGGGAAGCGCCGCCGGATTGCGGTGACGTTTAAGCGAGTCGGTGGACTGTGGCGAGCGGCGCTTCTTGCCAAGCCGCAGCGTAGCCTGCGGGTGGCGAGGGACATGGTGCGCAAGGCGCTCGCTCAGTGGCACAAGGAACACGGAGGTGAGTGATGGGGGTCTACCATGAAAAGAACGAGACGATCTATGAGAGCGACGACACGCTGGCGCGGGCGGTCATCTGCCGATTCGGCTCCGGCCTGCGCGTCCTGTGCGAACACAACCCCGACAGCAAGAGCGAGTACATGTATGTGACGTATGGAGAGACTTCACCGCTGACGCACAAGATGGCGGTGGAGATTGCCAAGCGGTTCGTAACCGGGCGGAAGATTCCCAAGAGACTGGAGTGGAGGTGACTGATGGCTAAGTACCGCGTGCAGGACGAGGGTAGCAGCGATGATTTTGATGCGGCCGACGACGATGCCGCTGTCGCTTACGGCAAGCAGTGGCTGTGCGACGGTAGCTGGGATCGCGACCAGACGCTCTGGCTGCGCGCTTATGTGTTTCGCTTGCAGGAAGATGGCGAGGGTTACGAAATGATTGGCACTTCCCGCGCCACACTCCACCCCATCATGCCCAAGTGCGTGGGCGAGGAGCATGTCTGGTGTTCTCCGTACCACATTCTCGGAGGGATGAAGGAGAACCCTGGCGTGTGGGGCAACGGCGGGGGCGCTCGCATCAAGGAAGTCTGCAGCGAGTGCGGGGTGTACCGCGTCACCGATACCTGGGCAACCAACCCATGCGACGGCACTCAGGGCCACACTTCGGTGGAGTACCTTCCTGCAAACGCGGTGTCATCGGAGTGGGTTCAACAACTTGGTCGACCAGAGGAGGTGAGTGATGGCTAGCCCGCGCCGAAAGATTTCCCAAGAGGAACGCAAGCAGCGTGACGCGCTGATGCGGGTCCATAACTTTGTGATTGTGCTGGTTGTCCGCCGGCTGTTTGATGAGGGCCGTGCGCCCTCCGAAGTAGCCGTTCTGTTCGACCGCATTCAGCGGGAGACGGGGCGGCTATGCCTCGCCCACGCGATGCCGGACTGGCACTACGTTGACGAGTCCCAGGTGGCGTGGGAGGTGTTTAATTGCGTGACCGAAGGAGGTGAGTGATGGCTACGGCTAGAAAGAATCCGATTCCGTTCATAGTGGTGCTTCAAACCCCGGCGTATGGCACCCTCACCTGGGGGCCGTTCGTCAACCGGGCCGCAGCAACGGAGTTCATCCACGGCGGCGAGCTGAACAACCACATCATCAACACCTACGAGCAGGCACCAGCCGGCATGGTGGTGTGGGAGCAGCCGCTGTATTCGGCAACCAAGAATGGAGGTGAGTGATGCAACATGCACATGATGCGACGATCATTCTCAACTACCAAGAGGCTGGCATACTGATGTCGGCGTTGGATCATGCTTTGTGCAAGCAGGGCAAGCCGTCTGCGGAAGAGCTGCAGGCAATTCGCCCGCTTGTGGACAGGATGGTATCCACGTTTGGGTTCCCGGCCGAACGGTTGGACAGGTTGTTGAAAGGTCAGAAGGTACACGTATACCGGGCGGCGTTCACAACCCAGCGTTCGTCGGATGCGTTTCGCCGGCGCATGCAAGGCATGCTGGATTCTCAGAAGCAACAGGAGGTGAGTGATGGCTAAGACTAAAGAAAGGTGGAGCCTGGAGAAGGCGTACCCGCCGATGCGCATGGTGGATTACATCCCGCTGCGACAGAAGGTTGTGGCGGAGTGGCTGCATTGCGCTGGCCTGACCTGCGGCGAGTACGACCTGACTCACATTGCTGAGATGATCGAAGCGGCTGTGGTGGATGAACTGAGATGCACCGCCCAAAGCCCGTGGCGTGCGGTGCGGGAACTCACACAGAAGGAGGCAGAGTGATGGCGTTCGCCAAGCATCGGATGATTGAGTTCGACTACGAGCCTGGACACAAGTACCCGTACGTGTGTGTCGGGTGGTGCGAGGTGGGCGGGATGAACGTCGGCGACCGATTCACCGACGAGGTGGCCGAGGCTTTGATTGCGTATCTGAAAGACGAGATTCGGATCGTTGTCAACAAACCGGAGGGTGCGAAGTGACAGACAGCGAGATCATGCAGGACTTCTTCGACACGTTCGTTGTGATGAACAAGCTCAACAGCGTGGTCAACGTGAACGACTTCCTGGCTGGGCGGCTGGGTCTGCTGGAGTACGGGCCGCAGGCAGATGCCGATCCGCGGCATGTGCTGTCCTGCATCAAACGGATCGACGCGGGCATCGGCGTTCGGCTAATGCAGTCCTTCGTCACGCTGGAGCATTGCGCTCCTGGCGAGGGGCTGGACAATGTGTGGGCACACTGGTGTCCGTGCCCCAAGGGTGTTGACCTGCACAAGGCCGACTGCCCGGCAGGCACCATCCCCCTCTGGTCGAACGGCAAGGACACCGTGTTCTGCCGGGTGACGCCGGACAAGGGGAGCAGCTACCAGATCGACTACGGAATTCACACAGCGTAAGGAGGTTCCCATGTGCAAGGATGCACTACAAGCGTTGCATGTTCTCGCCACCGCCATCCTGGTCTTGTTGGCCGGGCAATTGAAAGAGGTGGCATTGCAGATTCTTACGGAGGTGACAAATGGGCGGTGAGTTCCTGGACTTTCTGTGCGGAGCGTCGATTGTGCTTGCGGTGTTGTGGTTCTCTGCTTCACGGGGGTGACCTATGATCTACGGCTACGCTCGCGTGTCGACCGACAGGCAGGAGAACTCTGCCGACGCGCAGTCCGCTCGGCTTGTCGCCTACTGCGAGCAGTCCGGCCTGCCGTTCGGTGGCCTGTACGTGGACCAGGATCAGAGTGCCTACCGCATCCCGCTCAATCGCAGGCGGGAGGGGAAGAAGTTGTGCGATGCCCTGCAGCAAGGCGACACCCTGGTCTTCACCAAGATCGACCGCGTCTTCAGGTCGTTGCAGGATCAGTGCAACACGCTGGCAAGGTGGGAATCACTGGGCGTGCAGGTCATCATCCTGGACATGCCGCTGCAGTACTCCGATCCGATGGGGCGCTGCACACTATCGGTCGGCGGCGCGTTCGCTCAGCTTTCGTCTGAGCTGACGGGCCAACGCATCCGTGAGGTCAACGCCCACCTGCGCCAGACTGGCAGGCCCTACTCCACCTCCAGACCGTTCGGTTGGGTGGTCAAGGACAAGGAGTACGTGCCGTGCGAGGCGGAGCGTGCGCTTGGCCGGCGTGCCTTGGAGATGAACGACCGCGGCGTCACGCCGGCAGCTATCGCCTTGGCTTTCGTAAAGGAGGGGGTTGAGAAACCTCGCAAGATTCGGGGAAGGGCGGCGTGGTACAACGTCTCCGATATGTATTTTCTGATCCGTTCGGCGAGAGCCGGATTCCCAAAGCTGCCGCAACGGATGCCGCAAGGCGCCTGGAACGACGCGATGCAACGCGCAGTGGAATCTGGTGGTTCTCCGCCACCCAGTGAAGTGTCCGCCCGTGGATGAAGCGGTCGGTGGCGAGCGCCCTGTCTTCTTCGGGCAGCTCTGAGATAGCCAGACGCAGGTGGTCCAGCTCGTCAAACTCTGGCAGCACATCGGCCGCCTCTTCCAAGCTGATCTTCTCCACGCCCGGCGTGCGCGTCAGCTTCTTGATCAGCTTGTACATCCCGTTCAAGCAGGCCCGTGCGAAGTATGCACGGGGGTAAGGCAGACGCTTGGGGTCGTAGGTGTCTGCCGCTTTTACTAGGGCGAGGTAGCCCTCTGCCTCCAGGTCTTGGACGTACAGTTGCTTCTGCCAGCCGGGCCGGTTCTGAACGAAAAACTTGGCCAGCATGGAGGCCAAGGGCATGTGTTCAACTATCCAAGTCTGGCGCTTTTTTGAGCGCTTGTATCGCTTCTTCATGCAGGTCTAGCCGTTCCTCATGCTCCGCCAAGGTCGCGCGGAGTTCCTCAAACATTTCCGGGAGCGTCTCCACGCTGTTGGCTATCACGGCCACCTTGGCATGGAGAGAAAACGCCCACGGAATTACGGCTGCAGCCACGGATATTCCCAGCATCCACAGCTCTGTCTCTGGACTCATAGACCCCTCGCAATCGCAACCAACATCAGCGCCGCATACGGATGCAGCGCGCCCTCTTCGCAGTGGACCTTGATCATCTGCACTGCACGGTCCTCTTCTCCCACCGGGTACTGGTACACATGCGTGTGCCCGTCGTACTTCGCGCTCAGTCTAATGCGTTCAACGCTTCGGCTTTCATCGCTGCCAGTGTTGAAGCAGGCTCTTTGAAAATCCATCTTGCCAGCCAGTTGCTGATGAGTGAGATGAGCAGGGGCAGTACGAAGATCAGGAACACGCTGCCGCATTCGGGGTGGCGCGTCTTGTAATTGGTGGCGATCTGCTTACGCCACTTCCTTTTGTCTGGCGTGGCGCAGGCGATTGCGATCAGCACCACCTCGCCGGCCTTGCCGGACAGCGTGCCCGCTCCTGTGTCCTGCAGGCAGCGGTCAGCTACGTCCCGTGCTGTCATCGAATCCTCATCGGCGGGTGGAGCAGGGCCTTGTACTTCTTGCAGTCACAGGTGTCGGGGCAGGGGCAGTCGGTCACATGCCCATCGCCGTGAATGATCTTGCCGCCCACGCACTTGGGCTTGCCTGAGCAGCAGCCGGTGGGCGTGTCTTCCTTACGGGTGACGATGACCACGGCCGCTTCAGCGGCGACCCGTTCCTGGTAGGTGGGCGGTGCGATCAGTAGCCAGAGGAGGAGGTGTGTCATTTCGATAGCAGTCCTATTGCGCCCAGGTCAGGGAGTCTCTGAGGGGGGAACCCTTCGACGTTGCCGTACGCCCAGCAGTCACCGTCCTCCACGCACACGGCCCAGTCTTCGGCGCGCGTGATGATCATGCCGGGCACAGGCGGCGGGTAGTCGTCGGGCCAGTCCTTCGGCAGTTGGTTCCATGCGCCCCAGCTATTCGCCATGAAGAACACAGTGAACGGCCAGAAGGTCTTGGTGTCGTCGTACCCAACCGTCGCAAGGTCATGCGCCCATCCGCCCGGGGCACGGTTGTGGTAGTGCTGCTTGTTTGGGGACGCAGACCACTTCGCGTACTGCCCTGAGTGGATGCCGTACCCATTGGCGAGGCAGTCCATCGCATCCCTGACGGTGGTGAGCTGCCGGATGATTCCGACCTTGGTCTGCTTGCACTCGTCCAAGATTTCTTGCGGGATGCCGGCCGATCCCCACCTGTCACCAAGTGAGCCGTCGTACTTCGACAGGTCGTACTTACCTACCTTCTTCCGCAGCATGTAGCCGTGGTCGCGTTCAAACATGGAAGCGCGGGCCGGGATCATGCCCGCACCGCCGTTGCCACGCGCGCCGTACGTAGGCTCGGTCGCACTGCGAGAGACGAAGCTCTTGTGTTCGCCGGCCACCATGATGGCGGTGGCTCGCGTGCAATCACGGGCATTGCGGCTACCGTGGGACACACAGTCGGAAGTCGTTTGCACCTCAGTGAACGACAGCGGGTCCAGCGCTCGGGCGTACGCCCAGAGGCACGCCTTCTTGCCCTCGCTGGAGTTGGCGCTGTTCGGCTCGGCGTACACCGGGCGGGGCTGACTCTCTTGCCACAGCACCCTGTCGCGGGCGGAATCAATCCAGCCCTGCAGCCCGTCGTCGTATGCCTGGAGAGGGGAGAAGTCAGCCACCTTGCTTCGCCACCTCCCGGCACCCGGCGATCACATCGTCCAGAGTCTCACCCTTCAGGGCGACATCCTCTGGCGCAACGTGTTCGCCCAGCACCTTCTCCACCGCCACATCCAGGCCAGGGTACTTGCCCTTCATCTCACCCACCGCAAGACGCAAGGTGGCGGAATGAACGTCCCGCCACACTGCCAGCGTGGTGATCTGCTTGCCGCCGTCACGCTCAGTCACATCAGCGAGCGCGGTGTAGATGCCGGACAGCTTGGCCTTGTCTGCCTTGGTGGCGGTTGCCATGGCTTGGGCTACTGGGCCTGTGGCCTGCGGCCGGGCCGGCAGGAAGCCGATGACAACCAGCACCAGGGCGATGGCTACTGGGAGATGCTTCATCCCTGCACCTTCAACAGTGCAGCAAGCAAGGCGTTGCACGCCGCTCGCACTGCCTCGTCCTGGTATCGATCTCGGACGGCGACCACCGCCTCCACGGAGGAGAGGATGGTGTCGGGCTTGGCGCTGCGCCATTTGATCTTGCCGACGAGGGAGCTTCCGTACACACCAGCGATGGCAAGGGCCAACGCGCACAACGACAGAATCTGATAAGTCGTCACAGGATTTTCGCTCCGGGAATAAAGATCGTCACGCCGTCTCGGGATGCGGTCACGCTGTAGAAGTTCACCAACTTGTGCGGGTCTAGTAGCCCCCACCCGTACAGCGTGTCCTTGCCTGGGTCACCAACATCCCTGCACGTTTTCTCCAGCGCCTGCGTCACGGCGCTGTGATCGACCCTCTTCCCCTCTCGCTTCGCCGCTGACACGTACAGCGCGAGCGTCCCTGCAACGAACGGCGCGGCCATGCTGGTGCCGCTCACCGTTGCGTATCCCTGATTCAGCCATGTGCTTGTGATGCCCTCGCCCGGTGCGGCAACGGCGATCTCCTTGCCGCGGGAGGAGAACTGGCAGGCGTTGCCCGCCTTATCCACCGCACCCACGCCAATCGTTTCCTTGTATGCGGCCGGGTAGTTCACCGACCCGCCGTCGTTCCCGGCGGCGCAGACGACGATGATGCCCGCGGCATGTGCATCGCGAATCGCCTCATGCACGCGGTCGTCCGGGAGCGTTGAGCCAAGGGACATGCAGCAGATGTCGGCCTTGGCTTCGACTGCGTGCCGCACTGCAGTCGCCACTGCGTCGTTGCTACCCATGCCGCTGTGGCCCAGCACCTTGAGCGACAGAAGGCGAGCCGCGGGAGCGATCCCTTTCGACAGGCCAGACCTCGCGGCAATGATGCCGGCCACATGCGTGCCGTGCCCGACCGTGTCCACCACATCGGAGTCGGAGCTGAAGTTTCTCCAGTCCGCCACCGCGTCGATCAAAGCGCCGTGCTTGCTGATCCCGGTGTCGATCACCGCCACCGTCACGCCCTCGCCCTTGGTCTGCGACCAGAGCTGCGGTATGCCGTACGACTGCACGCCCCAGTCGACACCCTCAGAGAGAGAGTGCGGGACGTTGGCGAGGTCTACCCGGTAGGGCGGGAGATGAACGTAGCCGCTCACTTCGCCTTATCCGAGATGGACTGCAGGATGCTGATCACCAGCGGCAGGATGACATCGCACAGCAGCTTCCAATCGACGTTGATCGCCAGCGCGTGGGCCTCAGTCTCCGCCCGCTCCTTGGGGTCCGGGAAGCTCATGGTGGACACGCCGCCGCGGTCGTCGTAAACGATGCTGTATGTGTCACACAGCATCTTCGGGTTGGTCACCGTGGTTTCGATGACCGGCATCAGGACGCGGGCGATGGAGTCAACAATCGCCCACTTCTCTGAGTAGGTCGCGTCGTTCTTCCAGCTCTTGGCGATCTCAACTACCTTGAGCAGCGCCGTCTGGTTGGCAAGCAGCCACTGAATCAGCTTGAGATTCATCTTCATCTTCTCCAAATACGTGGGCATGGCAGGCGATTCCGACCACGGCGTGGCCGGCGATGTCGAAGAGTGTCTCGTCAATAGCTATTGTCCGATCCGTGAACATCAGCGAGCGGAGCCGGCGGCACTTCTCCCCGATCCTGGCGAGCTGGTAGACCCACGGTTCGATGCCCTCTTCCGCCACGCCCAGTGCGTTTTCCAAGGGGTTCTGACCACAGCCGTAGTAGCCCCGCTTCCTGGACAGCAGCCGCCACAGCCGGACGCAGATGCCCCAGTAAGGATCGTCCGCCAGAAGGGCGTCCAGCTCACCAAGCAACCTCTCGGCTTGCCTTTGTGATTCGTCCGTACTCGGACCAGAAGGAGGGGTGGTGCCAGGGGTCTTCGGCTGTGTCGTCGGCGTCACAAAGGAAAGCAGTCCGTGCATGCGCCCACTCCTCCACAAAGGTGTCGATGATCAGGTTTCGTTCTAGGGAATCCAAGAGACAGATGATGCCGGTATCGTTGTCGTCGTCGTAGAGGAAGTACCCAAGGTGGTCACCCATCTTCTCCCGCGGGCGGAGGTACACCCGTAGCGGGAACGTCACCGGCCAGCGGTTCTCCGCCCACCGCTTCAGCTTCTTCACCAAGCAGCGCCGCCAATCGCTTGGCATCGGAGAGCCTCACCATCAGGAGCCAGGGCTTGTCGTTCCTTCGGTGCAGTACCACCGGGCACTGGCCGCCGGCATCGCGGACGGCCTGCTCCACCCAGTCGTAGGGGTTGCCACGCTCGCACCGCTTCACCTCTAGGTGAATGTCGGGCGTGGAGGTGACGACATCCGGGCTATCGTTTCCCCCGGCAAATTGCTGGCCCCGCCGTGCCGACCCGCCGACGAACTCCATCCACGCCTTGGCTGCCTCCAGCTCACCACGCTTGCCCTTAGACCGTGAGTTCATCGGGTGGCCCTCGCGACGGGGCCGTTGGCATGGCGGTCATCCACAGCCACCACATCCGGGAACTCGGACATGATCTCCCGCACAGCGTCTGATGCGGTGAGCTTGTTCAGGACCTTCTCGTTACGGCCGATCCACGTAGCAATCTGGTTGCCGTATGCGTGGTCCCGCTTGTCGCCCAGCGTGTTCCAGAACACGGTGAGGTTGTGGTTCACCGTACGCTGGCTGATGCCCGATTGGATCATGGGTTCCGTGCGCTCCATGTCTTCGTATTCCTCAGACGTTCTTCGGCGTAGTACTCAGGCAACGGCTCGGGGTCGTAGCCCAAGTGTTTCTTGTGTTTGAGGGAGGCTAGGAATGAAGGGTCGTAGTTGTCGGGGTCACACTCCTGCTTCACGCCAAGGAGTATACCTTTGTTCAGGTCCGGCTGCTTGGCATACACCTTGCCGCTGTGGTACACGCCGTGGCATCGCTCGCACAACCGGAGGTACTGTCGGATGTCATGCTTGCGACCGGCGCCGCCGACGAGGTGATGTACCTCTAGGCCACGGCGACCGTCCGACTCAGGCCACCAGCACACAGCACAGCAGCGATGGAGCTGGACCCACTCCAAGAGGGCGGAGCGTTCAGCAAAGTTCAAGCACGGCCTCCGCTATCTGCGGAACTGGCAAGCTCCAAACACTCTGGCAATCCTGGGTGCAAGTCGCTCGGCGTTATCACCAGCATGCTGCCGTATCCGTAGTTGCATTGATTTGCCGCACGCACCTCGGCCTGGGTAGCCCATCCAACAATGCGACCTCGCCTGCGCGGCATGTCCACGGCAACCAGAATGTAGTAGTCGGCCCAGAACTTTGAGTCAGGCCGCTGCTTTAGGTGTGGGTCATGCGCGTATTGCGTTGCGCGTACCTCAAAACGATTGCCGGCATGACAGAAATCACGGCCAGCATCGCCGCCTGCCCTGAGAGTTAGGTCCATCGGCAACCCGGTGACCAGTTCAACCACCCTTTCGCCAAGCAACCCCAGGAAATGCGTGGAATGCGCACTCCAATTGCGAGTTGATGCGTAGTACTTTTTCTGGGTGTCTCTTTCGGCTGCTCTTTCGGTTAAGAAATCCCAGCACTCGCGCAAGCAATGCCATGCCGTCGCTTCGACTCTCACGCTCCTTCAGCCGATCCACCCTCTCCCAGGGTGCGGATAGTGTACAGGCGATCACGGCGGCGTGCCACGCCTCGCATACCACCCAGCCCCCCAGGTCGTATTCGTTTGGTGAGTGGGCGCACCGACTCCTGCGCCGTGAGACGCAAAAGTCGGATGCGGTGTATTCGCCCGGAGCCGGGGCAGCACCGCCGAGACGCTGATTGTTTAACGCCGTTGTGTCTCGTCTACTCCTGACACGGCGCTGCGATTGGCTTGAGCCTCGGTACGAGCGGAGTCGTCAGACACGTACCTTTACCGCAGAGAATCCACTGATCCGCAGGATTGCCTTACGGCGGGTCGCTGCGGGGTTGCCCCCTCTTCGCCCTGTATGGGCAGCAGTCAGCCGTGCATGGCTGACCTTCGGCGGGGGGCCGATCTTCATGCCGTCCTTGGCAACTGGGCCTAGTACTGAAAGTTCCAGTCCATCTCAGGCACAGCCTGCCGGCACCTCTCCAGGTTCCAGCGACAGTATGCCCGTAGCTCTGTCATGTCATAGCCTTCGCACCGTGATGCAAGCCGGCACAACACCTCGGCGTAGCCTGCGAATGTGCGACAGTGTACGTCTGTTTCCCCCCGTGAGGCAAGCAACATTTCCCGGCGCGCGATGCAGCCATGCGTGTATGCGTTCCATTCATCGATGATCATCAGCGGCTGCGTGAGCCAGTACTCGGTGCGGGCCTGTCGGTGGTAGGTCTGGTAGACACTGCCGCGCCGATCCGCAGGAACCGCCTCCAGTACGTCATCCGTGCGAAGAGGCGGCGTCGGGATACAGTGACGCGCACCGTCTCCGATGTAGACGCAGTGCCCGCCACGCTGCCAGCGGGACAGGAAGTGCGTGCCCTCATGGGTGTAGGTGACGAGGTCTTTGTCACGGGCATCGGTGGCCTCCGGGAGGCGGCTCGCCACATCCCTCAGTATGGGGGGCCAGTGGGCAGGCGGCGACCACACCGGGCCATCGGCCAGGGCAGCGAACGGAATCAGCAGAATTGCCGCGAAAAGTAGCCTCACACATTACAAGTGTCCTGCGTGCGGTATACGGGCTGTCGGGGCTGTGGCGCACGGGTGTCCACCGGGTGGCTGAACGGGCGTCTACGGCCCAGCCAGGGGCTTTATCGCCATGTAATACAGGCCGACGTTGGCCGTGGCGTAGCTGGCGTAGGTGACAGCCATGGGCAGGTTGCCGCGGGCCAGTTGTTCGGCCGCCACGTAGGCGTAGATCAGCCCGGTCAGGATGATGAGGGTGCCGCTCATTGTGTCCGCTCCAGCAGGGCGCGAAGCGTGGCCCTGGCTTTAGAAACTGGGGCAATGTCCTCATCGGCGTGGCACCTTTGCATCGCTCGCCGGGTCGTCTCCATGAGGTTCATGCAGGCGAAATCAATCGCCTCCCGCTCCTCGGCGGTGAGCGTGGAAGAAACCTCTGCCCGTTTTTCTTTCGGCATCGGTTCCGTAACACGCTCACGCAGCCGCTCAATCTCGTCTGCCGCTTCCTCGTACAGCCTGCCGCTGTGAGCGATGTGCAGGCCGCGCCAGTTGCGCAGGCGGCTGACGATGTCGCCTTCGTAGGCTGCTGGGTCGATGGTGTTCATTTTGTTCTCTCCAGCAGGGCGCGGAGCGTGGCGCAGTAAGTTGGCAATGGGCCGCCATCGCCATACGACAGCCGCGAAAACCACTTAATCACCTCCCGCTCCTCGGCGGTGAGACGCAGCCGCTCAATCTCATCGGCCGCCCGCTCACACAGAGGGTCTTTGGCCTTGGTGGCATAGGACCGATCACGCAGTTCGTTGACGATGTCGCTCATGTATCAGTTCCGGCTCGGCCCCTTGAATCTCAGGTCGTTGCTTTTGGTCACGCTGATGCCGACCTGCGTACCGATGTAATGATACAGCCGGATGGCATGTAGGGAGTCTGTACTGAGGTCGGCTTGGAGTTCGTCGTCGCCATCGGAGTCCTCTGCTGCGTCAGCCGCAGCGTCCGCAGCGGTGGACAGGATGTCGATCAGTCGCTCCCAGTCTTCCATGTGCAGTTCAATCGGAATGATCACGGCCACCTCGGGTACAAGAGAACTCCCAGGTGCTGGGAGCCGGACAGAATTTCCACCGCACAGATGCGGGGGAAGCGAGTGCAGAGCAGGTCGGCCGTGACTCGGTAGTCCTGGTTGTCGATGCTCGGCTTGTTCTCGGCAATGAACTTGTCAATGTCATCCCAGTCCGACTGCGGCTGCGGCGCTTCAGGCCCACGCTCCACCCACGTACGGATAACCGTGTTGTGGGTACGGAACCGCAGGATGTTTTCGTACAGCCGCTCCTTGGGCATCGGTCCACCAAACCACATCATCGGAACCTCCATGTCAAAAAGGTCAGGGCCAGCACAGCGCCGTACCACACCTCGTTCGGTAGTCCATCAATCCAGATCATGCGTCACCCCACATGCTTATCGCCTTCATTCGCAGGCGCTCCACCTCCGCCGCCAGCCTCTTCAGTTTCTCTCGTAGGATGGTGTTCTCTTTCCTCAGTCGCTCCACCTCCAGCGACGAATCCCCCTGTATCTGCATCGACCCACTCCAGATGTCCATGTGGATATAAGAAATCAACCAGTGTGTGCGCCGGCCGCAGGCATGACTTCGGCGCTACGAGCGTCGGAACAATGTGCCGTCTCCCGCGGTCGTACACTTCCTGCACAGTCCAGCTCTCGTCCCTGTCCAGTGGCGTCAGCCACACCCACTCTCCCGTGGGCTGCGACCGGAACACGTACGCCAGATGACGCACTGTCTCCCGCTCCAGCCCGTGCATGTCATCGACGAACACCGTGTCGTAGGGGTAATCCTCCGGCGAGGTGAACGTCAGCGACCGCTCCTTGATCTCAATCGACACCAGCCCCACGGCGTCAGGCGTCTCGCAGTGGTCCTTGTTCTTGTTGTGCCGGCGGATCACTAGCTTCCTGCCGTGAGCCACCGACCGCCCAAGCTGCCGAAGGTCTTCCACCCACGCCCGCTCGGCGCGGTGGCCGTTACTCAACGCTGTTTTGAACGAACGCATTGTTTGACCAGCGATAGGAACGGATACCGCCAACGCGGTTGGGGTCGACGCCACGGCCTTTGTCCTCAGTGCGAGCGCGGATCATCGATGTGTGATGCGCGATCTCGGCGGGCGAGGGTCCGATGTCCAAGTCGGTGAGCTGCTCCAGTTGAAGCGGGAGCGGCTCCTTCAACCGAATGGCAATGGAGTTCTCTCGCACCTCGGCCGACCATTCCGCCGACCGACCGAACGCCTCGGCCACATCCTCGTCGTCCCAGCCCGGATCGCGCTGGGCGATTAGAGCTAGACGCTCGGGCGATGGGATGTAATCAATCGCCATCAGCAGTCGCACCACGCCGCGGACCTGCAGCGGGTCCAGTGATAACTGAGACGCCACTGTGTTGGTCGATTCCTTGTTGATCACGCAACGCCGATGGAGCGTGCGAGCGAAGGCCAATGAATGCCGCAAGCCTTTGCCATACGCGAGACAACCAGGAACCCTTGCCATCCGTGCCATCTGCCCCTCCGTGTGTGAACGTGGCTGGAAACGTGTGGTCGACATCGAACCGATACAGAATCTCTTGCACCGTCTCATCAATCAGCAGGTCGTCCGGCCTTTCCATCTGCGCACCAACTCCTTTCCAAACATCTTCTGCACCCATCCGGTGAGGGTGCGGTTGCCCCACTCCACGTAGTGGTCGGGGAGTTCGCTCATCTTGCGGCCCGCATACTTGCCGCGAAGAGGATTTGTGTAGGTGCCCACGCACCGCACGCCCGTGAACTGCAGGTCGACATTGCGGCCGACCACACTGCCGGTGGCGCGGCCCTGCATCAGCTTGCGCCGTGCTTCAATCTCCGCAGCTAGGCGCTGACGCTCCAGCTCCTTGAACGCCAGTGCGTCCAGTTCTTCTTGGGACAGGGGAGCCGGGGCTTCGATGGCGGCGCGCTTCACCGCGTCCTTCACCGCTGGGTCGGCTTGGACAAACATGTCCACGGCCGTGACCAGCCGGTGATCCAGCGACGAGTCGGTGCAGTCAACGATTTTGAAAGTGGGCTTGCCGCTCGCCGCAATGGCGGCTTTGCGTGACTCTGGGGTGGAGCCTGCGAAGTCCACATTGCCGGCCAGGGGGCGAGTAGCCCGACCAACAGCCTGCAGCCAGAAGGTGCGTGACTTGGTCGGACGCCCAAGGATCAGCGTCTGCGTCGGCGGGTAATCGAAACCCACGGCCACCACCTGACAGTTCACCAGCACCTGCACTTCCCTGGCCTTAAACCGCCGCAGCGCCTCACGCCGCTCGTCCTCGGGCATGGTGCCGTAGACGTAGGTGGCCGGCACTCCGTAGTTGTTGGTCAGGTAGTGGCACACGCCCTTGGCAGACGCCACGCTTGGGGTGAACACAACCGTCTGCCCCTGACGCTCCTGCTCGGTGATGAGAGCGAGCCGGTGGAGGGTGGCTTCCTTCTCTATGGCCGCGTTAAGTGCGGTGGCATTGAAGTCGCCGTTGGTGATCTTGATGGACGACAAGTCCAGGCTGTCCACACGCGCCAGCCGGCAGACGGGCGGCACGGCCCACCCGTTGTCGATGGCCCAGCGGATGTCATGGTTCGCCAGAACTTCTTGATAGAACCCGCCCTCTGCCATCGGCCGACCGTCCATGCGGAACGGCGTGGCTGAGTAGCCGGCCACCATAGCGCCTTGGTCCGCAAACCAGTTCAGCATCTCCAAGACAGTGTCGCTGTACTGCATGTGGGCTTCGTCAACGATGACAAGCTGAAACCCGTCAAACCGTTTGTAGCGCGGCTCGCCACCCCTCTTGGTCAGCAGCGTCTGCCTGGAGGCGACGATGATCTTCGCGGGCCAGCAATCCGACTCGGCCATGTACTCCGCCATCTCCAAGTCTGGCGTGTGGTCGGTGATCTCGCGGACCTTCTCAACGGCCTGCCAGACAACCTCGCGAATGGGCGCGATGATCAGCGTCCGGCCGTCGATCCGATCAGCCAGCTTGGTGAACACCACCGTCTTGCCAGCGCCGGTGAACAGCCCCGTCAGCGTGGAGCGAACACCACGCGACATCGCATTCATCTGCGCGGCGACGTTCGTCTCTTGGTAATCACGGAGTTCCATGTGCAATCCTTTGCGGTGAAAGAAAACCCCCGGGGGCGTGGGAGGGGGAGGGCCGCCCCCGGGGGTTGCGCTACAAGCAGAGTCAGCGGAAGTCGGCGATAAGCTCCTCTTCCGATTGCTTCTGCGAGCGCTGGCCGATGAGCTGCAGGCGGTTGACCTTCAGCACCATCTTGCTTTTCTTCTGACCGTCCTTCTCCCACTTCTGCTCCTCCAGCTCGCCCTGCACAATCACGGGCGTGCCCTTGGTGAGGTAGGGCAGCACACCGCCCGGCCTCCAGTGGTCGCAGTCCAAAAAGAACACGCTGTCCTTGCGGCCGTTGATCGCAACGCTGTAGCGAGCGACCTCCGACTCTCCGACCTGACGAGCCTCGGCGTCCTTGGTCAGGTTGCCGCTCGCGATGAAACACTGGAATGAACTAGCCATGCACCACCTCCTTGGTCTTGGGGTACTTCTTCTCCACTTCCTCCTTGCACCTGCGGAACACATCCGCAGGGATGACCTTCTCACGCACGCGCAGCTCCACCACGCTCAGGGCCTTGCGTGCGTCGACCTCGCTCTCCGCGGCAGCGATGGCGTCCAGGGCCGTCTGCTGGTAGACGAGCGCTTTCGACGCCTTGTCGGGGTCGACCGTCGCCTTGCCCACCTTGCGGAACGCCGACTCCTGCGGCTCGCTGACGCTGTTGCCGTCATCGTCCGGCTCCCCGCTGAAGCCGCCGACGAGAGCCATCAGCAACGTCCGCTTGCCGTAGGTGATCGCGGCACCAAGGCCCTGCATGTCCTGCTTGTTCGTCCAGAGCGGGCAGATGCCAGTGATGTACTGCCCAGACGAGTGACGCAGCGTGCCGACCAGAACCCACTGACCACCGACCATGCCCGGCCGGAAGTCCGGCAGGGCCAGCCCGTTCTTGGTCAGCGGCCCCCGAAGCGAGTCGCAACAGGTTGCGTAGCTTGAGAACTTCGATTTGAAGTGCGGGTTGTCATCGTCCAGCCGAACGTGCTTGTACTCGCTCTGTGCCTTGGCGAGAGCCTTCGTCAGCTCCGACGTATCGGGTGACGACGACGGCCCCAAGATGTAGTTGTTGTCAGTCATAGAACCACCACCTCCTCCTGTGTCAGCGACCACGTAGGCATGACGATGTCCTGAATCTCGCCGTCATCGGCTTCCTCATAGATTCCCGTCTCCCGACGCAGACGCACCTCCTCCATCACGCGAGCCATCCGCAGACCCGCCTGCCTTACGAACTCTTCCGGCACGTACCGAACGCGACAGCCAAACGGCGGCACGCTCTGCACAAAGACGAACGGCATGCGGAATGGCTCGTAGCCGATGGCCTTGGCCCCCTCCACGTAAAACCACTCCTGCGCGTCGTAGCCGAACGAGCGGACGCTGAAGTGCAGCCGGTCCCAGGTAGCACTGGTCGTCTTCAAATCCCACCAGAGCGTGGGAGTACATCCATCGGGACGAACGCGGCAACGATGGCCGTTCAGTTCAAAGAACACCGACACCTGCGTCTCGGATGTGGCCTCAACAAGGGACCGCGCCTTCTTGTTGCGGAGCATCTTTGTGAGCATCCGCTCCATCCGCCACGCATCCTCCGCGTTGACATCGATGACGCCCTTGGCCCTCGCCTCGTCCCTCCACTTCTCGTATGCGCCGCCGCGGCGGGCACCGTTGGATGCCAGCACACTTGCCGGCGGGATTTGGACGATGTCGGAGAAGGACTTGCCCTCGCACACCGCCATGACAAGAGCGTCATAGTTGGAGCCAAACGTGGTTGCGTTGTTGCCGGCGAAGAGCGAGTAGCCCTCGTCCAAATGCTCTTGGACATCCCCCCCGCCAACGCCAACGGCGGTCAAGTAGGACCGGCTGAGAAAATCGTTCGCCGCGTGGTAGTCGGCGTTCGGCATGCCGATGACCTTGCGTGGCAAGCTGTCCATGCGTTCACTCCCCCTTAAAGACAAAGAAGCCCCGTCCGTGGGGCGCGAGCCGATCCATCCATGCCCGTCCCTGGGCAACGTCCCTCCTGAACTGAGAACGCGCGCGTGCCAACTGTCCAAGGCACAGGAGCGTGAGAAATGCACCGGCCGCGTACAGGTAAACGCAGGCCAAGATCGCGATGCGCCACGCCCTGAAGAGCAGGGGGCGCATGTGCCGCCAGATGGCGGAAATCGCGGGAGCCAGACGGGCTCTATCCAATTGAGCTAGGGGTGCCATGGGTGCGATTGTAGCGGATGCGCGGGGGGGTTGAAGGCAAGTAGCTGTAGGAAAAAATATCCCCCCATCGGTGGCCCCCCGTAGCATTCCGCCATGAGCCTTCTTGACTTCGCCAGCCAGTACGCGACCACGGTCGGAGCCAGCCCCGGATACCGGGAGCAGCTTCTGGTCCTGTGCCGGCGTCTGCCTTGGCAGGCGACCGACCTGACCGTCGACAAGATCGACGCCTACTTGACCGATGCACTGAAGCATCTGGCTCCCTCCACCGTCCACAACCACCGCCGCATGCTGTCCACACTGAGGAAAGCAGCCCTCCGCGACGGGTTGGTGAACGAGTGTACACGCCCCATTCGCAGAGTCAAGCACACCCTGCCGGTGGTCCGCGCTTGGGACCATGGGGAAATCCGACATCTTCTTGCGGTAGCCGCGGAGATGCCTGGGGGTACGGCGCGCTGCCAATACACGCTGCTGCTGCCCGCGTGGATTCTCTTCGGCTACAGCAGCGGGCTGCGCCTTGGCGACATGCTGGATGTCCGCTGGGACCAGCTCAGGGGCAACACCCTGGCGATCACCATGCGCAAAACTGGGCAGCTTCATGTCGTCGTCCTTGACGTGCCAGCCATGCAGGGCATCGGCTCGCTCCCCCGCCGGGGGCCGAAGATTTTCGGCTCGCTCGTCGGAAGGTCACGGATGATAGTCGCACTGCGCCGCTTGATCAAGCGCGCGGGCCTAGCCGGAAGTGGCAAGTACCTGCGTCGATCCAGTGCCACTTACGCGGAAATGGCGGGCATAGACGCCAGTGGACACCTTGGGCACAGGACGCCCGGCATGAAGCGCCACTACCTAGACCCGGTGCTTCTGGCAATGCAAAAGCGGGCCGTCCCGTCTATCGGGTGACGCCGAGAATCTGCAGCGGGTCCAGCGCGTCCTGCTTCTTCTGGTCACGGGCGCGCTTCGCTGCCTGCGCCTGGACGATCTTGTAGAGCAGATACTGCCGCCTCTGCTCCTCTGGCATGGTCTGCAGAACGTCATCCGGCACGGTGATGTTCTCGTATGTGCGGACGCCGGGCGTGGCCTGCAGCAGCTCGTTGAGCATCTCCCGAGCGGCCAGCCTCTTGGTCCGCTCTTGGTCAACGTCCTGGAACTTCAAGCCCGTCAGCGAATTGACGAGGAACTTGGACAGCTTTTCCTGTGGGGAAAGTCTGTCGTCCAACGCCTGCCGCAGCGTGCCGATGACGCGAGAGCCGCCCGGGGCGTTGACCGCAATCTGCTCTAGCCATCGGCCTGGCTCGCCTGCGGTCTGCTCCAAGAGCGAGTACAGGTCCGAGAGCTGGCGTCCCGAGTAGAACTGACGGTTGGTTGCAGACTCAAGCGGGCCTTTGATCAGCGGGTTCGTCTGCCCGAGGACGTTGAGTGCCGTCTTCCGTGCGCCGCTTGCCAGCTTCTGAAGCAGCGAGTTGCCAGTGCCCGGGGTCAGCAGATTGATCGCGCTCTCAAACGGCAGGTCGATGTTGGTCAGGTATCGCTTGAGGTTGCTGCCCTCTGGGAGACTCACGCCTGGAATGCCAGACGGGACAGGCACGCTGGCCGACTGCCTCAGATACTCTGGGGTGAAGTTGTTTTCGCTGGGCTGCGCGCCGCGGTTGATGGCACGCATGGACGTGCCCATCAGACCGGCCGGCTTGTTGACCACCTCGTCGGCGATGAGCGGCGTGATGCCCTTGGTATAGGAGTAGAACGGGAAGATGCGCTTGAGAACGTCCCGCTCAAAGTCAGTGAACGCCTCGGGGCGGTAGTCCACCTGAGTGAGGTTGGTGACGCGCGCAGCTTCTGCGGGCGAGTACCCGTTCTGCATGAGCGAAAGGTATGTGCCGTATCGGTTGCCTGAATCGGTGAACTGCGAGGCGCGGTCGCCGGCCTCAAGCAAGGGGTTACGATTGCCGGAAGCCGTGGGCAGCGAGAAGACATTGAGCCAGTCCTTCCAGCTCGCCTGGCTCGCTCGGCTGGCGAGACTCTCTGTGTCCTGCGCCACTGCACCAGGATAGAGGCCGCGCAGGTTTGCCTTGCCGGCCCCGGCCAGAAGCTCGTCGTTTGCCGTGGTGACGCCAAGCCCGGTCGACCCCGCCTTGGTCAGGAAGTCTCGGAGCATCTCGTCGTCCGACATGCCCCGGTAACGCGGGATGTCCTTGAGCTTCCGCAGAAGCTCGGAGTAATCACCCCTCCCGACCTGCGTCCCCGTCCACCAGTTCAGCGGGCTTGCGCCCTTCATCGCACCGGCGAACATTCCCGAGTAGGCATCGCGCGTGTAGCGGGCGGGCCAGAGAAGTGCCAGCGCCTTAAACCGCTTGGTGAAGTTGTCGTAGCCTTGGGCAAGGCCGCTGATCTCGGGCGGCGTCTGCCCGCGCCCAACGGCCTTCGTCCAGTCATCGATGAACTTCTTGTTGAACGACACCTGCGACAGGTCTTCTACGCCCATCGCTTTGGCAAGAACGTCCGGCGCAGTCTCTCCGGTCAGGCCCAGTTTCGTAAGTGCATCGGCGGCCGTGTAGTTGACTCCGCCAGCCACGGCATCGGCCGGCGTGCGGTCTACTTCGCGGGCCAAGATGTCCAGCATGCCTTGCGCATTGGCTTCCGCTCGGCCCCTCCCCAATACGTACCGCGACAGCTCATTGAAAGAGTTCTGCCCAAAGAGCGGCAGGCCAGTCTCTACATGCTGCGGGTCGACAGCCCGCATGGTGTCGGCCAGCTTGGTGTAAAGCTGATCTCTCCACGCCTCCGTCTCGGCACCGGCGACTTGCGACCGCAAGCCCTTCAACTGCTTCTTCAGAGACGCCATCTGCGTGGGGTCGGCGCTGGCGTTCTCTAGGGTGTATATCTGCTTTTCGACATCGGCAATCTGACGCCGGAGCGGGTGGGCATCTCCAAGCTCGGGAGCCTTGTACATCGGCGTCCCGTCGTCCTTGAGCATGTCCATCCAGCCGTACATGTCTCCGCCGGGGCCAGCCCCTTCGGTGCGCAAGACGCTGTGGTCGCCCACGCCGTCGCCCACAAAGTAGTCGCCGCTCATCTCCCTGGGGTGGAGGTCGGCGTTGTCCTGCCACCACTTCTCCAGCAACTCGCGGGCCTTGGGATTGTCGGCACCTCTAAGGGCGTCCAGCAGATCGGGGTCGGTCGACATCCGGTTCAGCGTTTCCGACTGGCCGAATACGTCGAACGCTGCATCCCTGCCGCGAGACAGGTTGTCATCAAACGTCACGGGGCGGACGCCGCGGGCGTACTGCTTCTTGATGTATTCCGGCGGCGTGACGCCCTCGGGCCACTGCGGAATCTGAGGAGTGTCGAACTCCAACTGCTGGCGAGGGAACCATCCGCCGCCCGTGCGTGAGCGGAACTCCTCTAGCGGAAGGCCCAGCTTCTGCGCTTGGGCAATTGCTTGGTCGCGGTAGTTCCGCGCGTAGCTCAAAAGTCCGCGCACCCCAGGCAGGTCTGCGTGCGGCTGCAGGTCAGGGTGAATGTCGAAGTCCGGCGACTCCATCGTATACCGCAGCGCCTGCGACAGCTCATCGTCGTTGAGCGTGGAGCCTTTGGAGCGCAGGTCTTTCAGTGCGTCGTACTGCACCTCGGACAGCTTCAGCCTGTCGGTCGACTCTCTCGCCCGCCGAGCGGCCATGATGGTCTTGGCGTCCCACTGCTGCTGCCTGTCCAGCATGCCAAGAACATTTGGATCGAACGCTCGTTGCACGCCCCGGGCGGCGAGGCCCGTGTACGGGTTGGTCATCAACCCCTCGCCAAGCTTGTCCGCAGTCTTGGCCGCCCAGTCGCCGACCGTCTCGCCGAACAGATCAAACGCACCGTCCTGCATGAACGGCAAGCCAACGCGATTCATCTTCGCGAGTGGCTGGTTCATGAGCGCATCCGCTTGGTCGCCGGCCGAAAGAGCGAACTCGCGCGCCGCAGCCTTGCGAGCCTCCGGGTCAGCAATAGCAGCAAGCAGCGTGGCTGGCGTCTGCTCGCGCAACGCCTGTCGCTCGCCGGTCTTCAGCGTGTTCTTGGCGTAGACATCAAAGTCTTGGAGAAGCCCGGCCCGCCCCGCGGCGCGACCGGCAGCAGTCTTGGCACCCTTGCCCAAGAACTGGTTGAGGCCGAACGACATGTAGGTGAGAGGGTCTAGGAGAACCTCGGCCCCGAGGCCGCCGGCGAAGTTGCCCCACGTATCATCGTCACCCACCATGCCGTACTGGCGCAGCAGCTCACGGCCGTCAACCCGCTCGTCGGTCGTATCCCACAGGGCGGACAACCCCTTGAGCGGGCCGCCCGACAGCGTGCCGCGGACCACGGCACCGGGCGTATCTAGAATCCAGCCAAGGCCAGCAAGCCCCGACGATCCGGCCGCTGACAGGCGGTTAAGCAGATCGCTCTGCTCTTCCGGCGGCATGAGGTCCGCAAGCTGCGGGCGCCGGCGAGGTGCGCCCGGCAAAGGCTCTGTGCCGTCGTCGCCGGGAAGCATTCCCAGTCGCGCGAGCTGCTCAAGCTCGCCGTCTGGGTCGTATAAATCTAGGAGGGGTGAGCGAGCCATGCGCTAGAGGATGGCCGCGGCAGTTCCAGCAGACGGATCGGCCCCAGCGGCCGGCGGTGGCGGCGTGGGAACGATTTCTGCCGCAAGGCCGCGACTGTCGGCGATTGCTTCTGCCTCGGGTTGCGAAAGTCCGTATTGATTGCGAAGGTAATTTACAAAGCGGTTGCGGTCGGCGGGTGTATAGGCGCGCCCTGTCCGCCCGCCGTGGCCCGCGTCGTCGTACATCTTGTCGAACGCAGCCTGAGCGGCATCGCGATTCTTCTGCCTGAAAACATCGCCGCCGCCTTGGCCTTGCATGCCTTCCCTCAGAAGGTCTGCGGTAAGCAACCGCATCGCATTCTTGTTGGATGTCGCCTCCACTGTCAGTGGCGTAGTGCCGTCCAACCCCGGAGCAAGATTCTGCGCCATCACCGCATTCCGCCAATCCTGCGGCATCTGCAGGTACTGCATGGCAGTGGTTCCAGTGCCACCGCGGCCCCAGCTAGGCTGGCCTCCAGTAAGCATGCCAACGGCCCGTACGTTGTCTACGAGCTGACGCTGGCGAGCATCCCGCGCGTCACTTACGGCACGCCTTCGGGCGGCCGGGTCCATCGCGGCGATGTCGTCGGCCGACATGCCGGCTGCGTTGGCCTGACGGCGGATGCGCTGCTCTTCGTTGAGCGCGGCGTTCTTCTGACGCAACTCGTCAGTAGGGCGGTACACGTAGTGAGTGCCGCTCGGGCCGCGCACGGGAACTGCCTCGTACATGGGCACGGGATTGCCGTCCTTGTCCAGCACAGGCTTCCCGTCCCGCATGAGCGGTCCTTCCAGGTCGGCGCGCTGCCCTCGTCGGCCGGGAGCGCCCGGCACGGGGTTCGCCTCGTTAATCGGTGCGGCGACAGAGTATCCGACAGTGCCGTCGTCTCCGTACACAGCCTCAAACCCACGCGCCGCCATGTCCCGATCTCGCTGGGATGGGGCAAACGCTGCCGGGCGGCCCGTGGCAAAGTCGAATGTGGCTGGGTCAGTGGAGTCTCGGCTGATCGGCGTGCGGGTGGTGTAGCCTTGCGCCTCCCGCTCAGTCGTAAACTCTTGCGGCCGGCGCACTGGCATGCCGTCCGCCGTGCTAGGCCCAGGCTCGCTCTCGCCGAAGAGGCCCATGCCGCGCAGCTCTTCAACAGTGCGAGGCTCGTCCAGCGGGTCGGTCGGCGTGCGAGTCAGCGCCGCCTGCTGAGCTTCGCGGCGCGCCGCCAGTGCGGAGTCGTACCTGTCGTTGAATGTCAGGCGAGACTCTTCAAAGGCATCAAGCTCGGGGAAAGATGTCGTCATCTCGGCAAACACCTTGCGAGCCGCGTCCTCGGGACTCATGCCTCGGGCCACGTACGCACTGATGCGCCGCTCCTTCTCGCCACGCATCGACTGAAGCTGGTCTTGTTCTGACACCCGCGGTCGACCCATGCGAGCGGCCATGCGGGGAGCCGGCGCGACCACGGGGTCGGGCGAAATCTCCGTAGCCGCGGCGTCCAAAGGATCAAGGTCGTTGGGCTTGAGCGAGGGGCGTGCCATCGTTAGCTCCTGGCGGTTGTCCGTGCGTTGCGCTGCTGGTCACCCATCGCCTGCAGGCGGCGTACCTCGGCCATAATCTGCTGCGCCTGCGGCACCTCGCCGCCAGCCTTCCTGCGCATCTCATTGAGCTGGGCGAGGAGCGCCGAAGCCTGGGCGTGCGGGCTGTCCTGGTTGTCCTTGGCGTACGCCTGCGCCTGTGCGGGAGTGCGGGCGTTGGTGCGCTGGTTGGACTTGGACAGCAGCTCGTTGATCTGTGCCATCATCTGCGGAGCCTCGGGCACTTCGCCGCCAGCCTTCATCCTGCGGTTGTTGAGGTCTTTCATCAGCACCTCCGCCTGCTGGCGCGGGTCGTATGCGCCCACGCCGGCGTCCGCCCGCTGCATCTCACGCCTGAGCAGATTACGCTTGACGTTCGCAGATTCTTTGGCGGCGACATCCGGCTCAGCCGACACAACCGGTGCAGGGCGAGACTCGTTTGCAAGCTCGGCCGTCCCGCCAGTGGAGTCGATGTCCGCCGTCTTCTTCCCCGTCGCTGCGTACACGCCCGCCAGGCCCGCGACTGCGGCTGCGGGAGCTGCCTCGCGCAGGCCGACCTGCGACTTCTTGGTGGCGTTGTCGGCAGCGTCTCTGATTCCTTGACGAGCCACATCTACCAAGCCGCGGTCTTGGTTTCGCAGGTTGCCAGTGCGACCCTTCAGTATGTTGTCGTACGCCCGGGCCGACTTGTCCAAGTCATGCCACGCAGGTGATCCAAGCGAGAGGTCGGGGGCTGCTGGCGCATCGGGAACTTCCGGCGCTCGGTATGTGCCTCGCGGAATCCCGGCCCGGTCGTTGATCGCGTCGGCGTCCCGCAGGTCATCAAGGTACTTGTCCAGCCGCGCCTTCATGGCAACAGTGTCGACAGCATCGTCCATAACGCGGCCGGATCGGGCGGCATCGTCACCCTTGCCACGCAGCAGCCCGCGAATCATGTCGCCGTAATCCATTACTTCTTCCCCTTCTTGCGCGGAATCTCAGGAAGCTCGCCATCGGACGGCAGGTCGTCGTCCTCAACCATCGGGGTGTTCGGCTTGCCGTGCATCTCCTCATGGAGGTCAGCCAGGTCGTTCTTCTGGCGGCGCGGCTTGTCCTCGGACTTCTCCTCGGAGGGACTTTGCTTGCCCATCTTGGCGGTGATCTTCCGCTCTTCCGCGTCGTCGGCGGCGAGGAGCTGCTTCACCAGACGCTTGAGCGCCGTGGGCGTCAGGTCGTCCAGGTCAAGGTTGATGTGGGAACTCACCGCAGAAGACCTCCAAGGAGGGAAGAGACAAAGTTCATTGACTGCTGCTTGCGCTGCAGTTGGGCCATGGCTTGGGCGTAGGCGCTCTGCTGCTGCAACGCCCCAAGCTGGAGCGCGTACTGCTCTTGGGCTTGGTTGCCCGCGAGCTGGTTCTGCGCGTTGAATGCAGCGGCCTGCGTGTCCTGCGAATACGCATCGGCTATGCCGCTCGCCATCTTCTGGGCAGAGTCGATGCCGGCCTGTTGCCACTGCCCGCCAGCGCGGCTCATGCCGCCGCGGTCGTACCGCTTCACGGCGTAGTTGGGATCGCCCTGCGCCACGGCGTTTGCATAGTTATTTTCAAACACCTTGCGCCGGGTGGCGTCAGGGACGCCGGGAACAGGCGATTGTCCGAGAGTGACTTTGTTCAACGGAACAGCCCCGACAGGAGATTGCTGACGATCCCATAGCCCATGCCAGATCGGGCATTCGCAAGGTCAGCTTGGTTCTGCTGGGCCTGCGCCATCTGCTGGAGGCCCGTCAGAGCAAGGTCACGCTGCGCCTGAAGCTTCCGCGTGTCGAACGTGGCGTTCGCCTGATCCGCACCCAGTTCGTAGTTGGCGGCGTTCTGATCGGCCAAGCCGTTGAGCAGGTCCTGGTGCTGCGGGGAGTATCCGTACGGCGACTGTATGCGCATGCCCTTGACCGCCTTCTGGCGCTGGGCCGAAGACACGGGCGGCTGAGCGTTGAGTGTGGAGTCGTAGTTCAGCATTACTACATCAGCCTGCGGAGATAAGACTGCGCGGCGGGCGATTGCATCGCCCTATAGTCCATAGGGGAAGCGTACGGCGAAAGCCGGGTAGACGGCTGACCAGCACCCGCGGCAGGAGCAGGGCCCTGCATGTCCTTGTACATGCCCATGAGATTCGACAAGGCGGAGCTGTACTGCTCCTTGTTGTCTCCCCACGCGCCGGTGAAGGCGTCGGAGTTCTTGCTGACGCGGCCGGACGAATCGCCGTACCCCATGCCCACCTGCCCGGCCAGCGACATCAGGTAGGGCGACGAATCGGACTCGCGCTGGGCGCCATAGAACTGATCCATGCCGCGGTTGGAGTTGCCGTAGGCTTGGTTGCCAAGCATCATCAGGCCACCCAAACCCTGCTGCATCATCTGGCCGGGCATCTCCCGGCTGGAGTAATGCTGCGCGTCCAATCGATCCAAGCCGGCGTTGCCGTTGTTGAGCAAGTCCGAGAACGACTGCCGGTTTGCGACAGCGTCCCGCGTGCGGTCGATGCCGCCGTACGTGGCGTCGATCACGGGCTGGAGATTCCCGGGCGTGGTCTTGCGCGTGCCGGTGAAGTTCATGCCGCCGCCGCCACCACCCGACCCGCCGCCGTACGAGCCGCTGCCGATGTAGCCATCGGGGCCAGTGGCGTTGAAACCACCGCCGCCAAACCCACCACCACCGCCAGCGTCCGAGAAGTTGAAGGCGATGTCACCAGCCACACTGGAGGGGGCGATGGCACCAGCGGCACCGGCGTAGGCATTGCCAAGACCAGCGAGCGCTGCGTTCTGTGACTGCCCAAGCTGGCTGGCGGAGTACTGGTTCGCGCCGTGCATCTGCGACAGGGCGTTGTTGTAGGCCGCTTGGTTCTGCGACCACGCCTGCAGGGCCTGCCCGCCGATGTTGCCGAACGCTCCAAGCGCCGAAGACCCGATGTTGCCGGCCGCACCCTGTTGGGCGGCCGCGGCCATGGCGTTCGCGCCGTAGCGGGCGGACGCTTGGTTGGCGAAGGCGTTGGCGATATTACCCATGCCTCCGGCATACGCGCCGTAGTTGTTGGATTGGGCATTGGACATGCCCGTCAGGCCCTGACCGTAGCCAGTGAACGCCTGCGAGCCAGACCCGTACAGGCCCGACAGCGCGGTCGGGAACGCGCCGTACATCTGCCCGTATGCCTGGGAGGCGGGGCCGGCGTAGTTGAAGTTGGTGTTGCCGCCGAACGGCAGGACGAATTCTTGGAATCCGGGCATGGTGTCTCCCCTACTACTTATTGTCTGTGGCGGGCTTTTTACGTTTCGCGTTGGCGATGGCCCGTTTTACAAGGATTTTGGCCCCGACCCGGAGGAATGGCAGGCCCCGGGCATCGGCCTGCTCCTTGAGCCAGTCCAAGATCGTTTCGATGTTGTTCTCGCACCAGCCGGGTTCTCGGTACTCGTTCTCGTCCATGGTGCGGGCGCGGGCATTGCAGGAGCAGTTGGGGGTGGCGGTAATCCCGATGTACTTCAGGAGCGCCTTCAGCTCTGTTCCAGGCCCACCCTCCTGCACTGCAGGCGTCGGGGCTGCGCGGGCAACGGCCGGGTACGACCAGTGCGTCTCGTCTATCGTCCACATGTCGCCGTCTTGGGAGACGACGCACGGCATGACCTCTTCTATGGTGTAGCCACGCTGCGCGCACCGTTGTTCTAGATGGCTCTTGTGACAGGTAATCATGGCAGTGGGTTACTCACATCCGCACAGTTTCCGACATACCGGCGCTCGCCCTCCGTGGAGCCAGGCGAGAGGCTCGCAGGTGGCACACATCCGGCTCCAGTGCAGCCGCATCCGGGCGTTGAAGTTGCGACAATGATCTGACCCTGAGACGTAATGACTGCGCACCCCTCAAAGCCCCATGTCGACCCGTTCCATGTGTAGGCGCACTGAGAACTAGAGCAGTTGACCGGGATTGCCGTCACTGCGCAGGGCGACCCGCCGTCATCGAAGGTGTAGCTCGCGCAGGGCGACCGACTGCCGATGCTTTGCGGCGCACACGCCGGGACTTCGATGCAGCAGGACGGCGTCACGCACGCGCCGTTGGAACAGACCTTGCCGGATGGGCAGTGGCTGTCGTTGCAGCATTCCTTGCAAGCGTTGTTGCAGCATCTTTGCCCAGCCGAACAACAGGTGCCGTTGCAGCACTCTTGGCTGCTGGTGCAAGAGTTGACGTACAGTCCGCTCTGGCAGACGTAGCAGGGGCCGGGCTTGATCTGTCCGGTGCAATCGCAGGACACGCACGCGCCATTAACGCAACACTGCGAGAACGAACAGCACGCGGCACCGCAGACCACGCCGGTCGCTGTGCAGTTGCCGCAGACGCAGCTCTGACATTGCCCGCAGGTCACCGGGGCAACAGAACCTCCCCCCGTGCATTTGTCTACGCACGTTCCGTTGATGGAGCTAGTGTCGCAGGTCTGGCATTGCGAGCATGTCGACACGCACTGACCGTTGACGCATCTCTCGCACTTGTTGCACACCACGTTCGCGCACGGGTCGCACGCCTGCGTGAGCGAGCCGCCTCCGGCGAGGCACTCGCACACCGGGACGTTGTTGAAGCAAGACCCGCCCGTGTTGCAAGACGCCGTGCGGCACACCTCTCCTGCAGTGTGCGTGCCCTTCTTCGCTTTGCAGCAGCACTTCTTGTCTTCCGTGCAGGCGTTTCCTTTGCAACATCGGCCGGCATCGCATGCACCCATCAGCGCACCGTCACGGTGTAAGCGGTGCGGCGCCGGGTGGTGAGTACCACCTTGCAAGCATCGGTCAGCTCGCCTTCAGTGGGCACGCTGACACTGATGGTGCCGGTGAATGGCGGAGATGCCCCGCCTCCCCCTCCCCCTCCACCAAAGCCGGGCGGGCGGTTCCACACAGGCGGCAGAATGATCGGCCCAGGAAAGTTTCCGCCTGGGCCTGCGCCGCCGCCACCACCAGGAATGCCCGGACCACCGGGCTGTGGCTCGCCTGGGAGCGCCGGTAGCCCGCCGCCACCACCGCCACCACCGCTGACGACGGTGACGCTGTTGGTGGTGATGTTATTGGCGGTGATATTGTTGAACGTGGAGTTGCCGCCCACGTTCATGATCGGCCCGCCGTAGTAGTTGTTGAGGGCGAACTCTTGGCTGGTCGGGAAGTAGAAGGAGTTCCCGCCGTAGTTGTTGACGTTGGTGTTGCCGCCGTTGTAGTTGCCGCCCTGCCAGCCGCCGCCGCCAGGAATGTCTGTTCTGCCGGGTGAGCCTGCCGGGGGAATAAGTCCCGGATACTGCGACGGGTTCCACGGCCCTCCTGAATACACGCCGTTGTTGTTGCCGATCTGCTCCGGGGCCTGGAAGTTTTGCACGCCTCTGGAGGTGTAGGGCTGATTGCAGTTCCCCAGAGCCTGCATCAGTTGACGCACGGCGCCGTCCGGCAAGACGCCAGTCAGCGCCTTCACCAGCGCCGGCATGGACTGTGTGTCAGCCATTCGCGCCCTCCACCGTCATGGCGTGGAGAACGACGGCGTTGTCTTGTGCGCTCTGCTGGCCCGATACAGCGATGGCTATGTGCCTGTCCGCGCCTGCGGAGCGGTCGTCTACCTGCCCGGAGTAGTAGGCCCTCGCGTACCCGCTGGCATCGCCCAGCTTGGAACGGCCCTTCTTCAGGTTCAGAACGGCGGCGGTTGATCCGGCCGTGGTGGTGAACCCATCGCCTCTATCGGAAGTGATGGCGTTGGGCCTTGGAGAAGAAGAGCCGTTGAAGTGCAACCCGACCTTCAGGTCTGCGTTCCCGGCAGTGGGCGTGTACAGCACCGAGATCGACCGGCTCCCCTTGTCGGCGTTGGTCAGCACCATGCAGCCGGTGCGCATGCGATATGACACCGCGGAATCGCCATCGGCGTAGCCGCTTGCCCGAACGAATCCCCCGGAGCCAGTGCCGTAGACAACGTCCTGCCTGCTGGCAAGCTCCATGTTGGCCGCGGCGGTAACAGGCGCGGCGTACTCTTCCTCCCACCACGCCTTGGTTGCCATGCAGAAGCACAGCGCCCGAACGGTGGTGGTGTCACTGGAGCGACAGAAGTAGAAGCGCACCGTCTTGGTGGAGAAGTCGCACTTCACATGGAACTTGTCGGACTTGGTGAAGTCGATCACCCGGTTGCGCCACATGTCATCAATGGGCGCGGAGATCGGTTCCTCGTTGGTGCCGTCGTAGGCGTAGACGCCGTAGCTGTCCGCAATGAATGCCACACCCGCCATGACATCCCAGCAGCGGTCGTTGAGAATGCCTCGGTACGACCCCAGCATGATGGAGGCGTCGATGACCGGCTGGGCCACGTACTGAATCTTGTAGATGTGCCGCGTCTGCACGGCCAAGAGGGTGGTCGCCAGCGGGATCAGCGCCACCAGCTTGTCCGAATCGCCAATGGATTCCTGAATCACAATCTCGTTGGAGGGCGGCACGCTCTCCGGCTCGTCCACCTCTGAGAACAGGAGCGAGTTGGGTTTCTCTCCCGTGGTGTCCACGCCGTACCACGCGCGATCCTGGAACATCACGGCCACGCCGTAGTTTCCGGGCGGCACCTCAAACCGGCGGGCGTTGACCTGTCCAGAGGGCAGGGTGACCGGCATCAGTCCGTAGCCCTCCCGCTCCGTGTCCCGCAGCTCCTCGTCTGTCAGGGTGTCCAAGTACGAACCAAAGAACGCAGGGTCTGTGCGTTGAATTGTCGCCGCCCGGAACAGGACAACAGACTGCCCGGAGGTGGTGCGCCACAGCTCCATGGCCTTCACGCGCGGCTCTAGGCCCGAATGCGTAAACGCCCACGTAAGCGTGCCAGCGGTAGCGCCGGCGTCCACCTCCACAAGCTCGCTGATGGAGGAGGGGATCGGGCCGCGGAGAGTTTCGGGCGTGTCGTCCAAATACCGGATCGCACACTTGTACGTGCCGTACATAGCCGGCGTCATGGTCGCAGTGGCGGTGGCGTTGTTGTCTTGGACGATGGCGGTAGGAGGAAGCTCGTACTCGCCGCCGGACAGAACGGCCACGGACGACACAACGCCAGAGGTGGCGGAGGCTGTGGCAGCAGCGGAGAGAAACCGCGTGTCCGACTTGTTGGGAAGGAACGTGATGACAGGGGCGGCCTGGAACCCAGTGCCACCGCTGACTACGGTGACGGCATTGACGCGGTAGATCATGCGCGGCGTCACAGACGCACCCGCGCCGCCACCGCCGACCACAGATACAGTCACGCCCGTGGTGGTCGCCCCGGTCCCGCCAGAAAGCAACACAGCATCGACGACAGACCCATTGGAGACGCTGACGTACCCGTTGGCCTTGGTCAGACCTTGAGCGGACGAGAACGACAACGTCGGCGTGCCGGTGTAGCCAGACCCGCCGTTGGTCACCACAAGGTCTGCCACTACGCCAAGCACGCCCACATTCAGAGCGGCGCCGCCAGCGCATCCGCCGGCCAGGGTGACAGTAGGGGCCGATGTGTAGCCAGCCCCGGAGTCGGTGACATCAATCTGCGTGACCCGACCGCCCGAGATGCTGGCGGTGGCTGTGGCCTGCTTGGTGGCGCCGCCGCCCGACAGGGTGACCGTGGGGACCGTGGTGTACCCAGCGCCGCCGCGGAGAACATCGATGGACGAGACGTACTGCCCGGCGCCGGAGGCGGACGCCTTGATCGTCGGACCAACAGCAGGCTTGGAAATCCCGATTGCTTGGAACTGACCGGCCTCGCCGTTCCATCGCAGGCCACGCCCCATGCCGTCCACGGCGTACATGTCGTTGAAGCGCGAGCGAAAGAACGTCGCCGGGCGAAACGCCCCGGTGTAGGCGTGCGCAGTGGCCTTGGCGTTGCCGGCGATGGTCACGGTCGGATCGGAGGTGTACCCCGTGCCAGAGTTGGTGATGACGATGGACTCAACCATCGTCCCCGCCATGTGCGCCACTGCGGCGGCGCCTGTGCCACCGCCGCCAGACAGACTCACTGTAGGCGCGGCCGTGTACCCGGACCCACCAGTGGTGAGCTGCATCGACACCAGTGATCCGACCTTGCGTTGATACAATGCCATGTCAGGAGTTCGCCGTTCTACTAACGTAAGCCCACTGGCCAGCGCGGATCGGGTCCGAGAAATCGCGGGACACTGCTGCGCGCACCCGAATCCAGTAATTCGCCGTCCCGCTCGCCAAACCGCCGGGAGACGGTAAGGTCGGGAATGTCACTCCTTGGGTGTACGGCCCACTACCATAGGTGGCGACAGAATGCTCCACGGTAGACGACCACGTTGTCGGAACATCAGTGCCGATTATCCATGCGGTCTGCAGCTCGTAAGCGGTGATTGCTCTGCCGCCGTCGTACAACGAGCCAACCCAAGAGGCGGTGGACACCCAGCCAGCCCCTAAAGTCACGGGCGTCATCGCCAAAGATCGCACCGCGCCGGGTTCGGTGGGCTTAGATTTCGCGACCGACGGTGCGGACAACACGCCTGCAACGCTGGCCAGAGAGCGGTAGTACCGCAGCCCGGCCGGCTGGCTCGTCGCCGTATATGCCCTCCCCTGCGCGTCGTCCGCGGTCGGCGTGTCGGCCAGCGTCGTCCACGTAACCTGATCGGGGCTGGACTGCCATCGATAGAAGGCGATGGTCTGCCATTCGATTCCGGCGGGATGTTCTGCTCGCAGTTTCACGGTGCCGTCGCTGCTGGCCTGCACGCCCGTCGACGAGCCGTTTGGCTCAACTACCTGCCAGCCTGGGGCGGGGAGTGCCGCCGGAAGCGTGTACGGAGCAGATGCCGTGACTCCCAATGCGTTGCGCGCGCGGATCACAATCGTCGCGGCGTTATTGGTTTGTCGCACCAAGTCGTACTGCAGGCCCAGCCCGGCGTTGTATTCAGTAGTGGTCACCCCGGCGCCAGAATAGAGGACCGTGTACTGAGTAATCACCGAGCCTCCCGTGCTGGACGGCGCCGTCCAGAAGATGCGCACCTTGCCGCCTGGGAGTTCCGTGGAGGTGATTGTCGGGGCGAAGACCGGCGCGGAGAACGTCACGGTTTCGCGCAAAGAAGACGACCACACGCTTGTCCGAGACACGCCCCCCGCGCTAGCCGTCGCCTGCGCCCGCCCCAGGACCACACGCGAAGCTGTCGAAGCGTACGGTATGGTGCAAAGAAACTTCGCGCTGCCGCCTTCAGTGCCGCTCAGCATCGGAGTGGCGGCCTGCCATGTCACGCCCAAGTCCAAGCTGAATTGCCCCGTGTAAGCGATGGACGACATGCCAGCAGGCAAAGCGGAGTACGCGATGAACTGCAACTCGCCGCCTGTGCTACGGAACAAAGTCAGAGTTGGCGCGGCAGGCGCGGTCGGAACTGCGGCAGTCACCGTCACGGAGTTGGAGACGGGCGACAAGCCGGCGGTAGTTTGTGCATATACCGTATACGTGGCCGTGCCGGGGAGCTGCGTGATCGTAGACGCAGTGGTGCTAGAGGCCGCGAATTCAACGCCGTCCTTGTAGATGACGTACCGCGTCAGCGCCAGTCCTCCAAGCGACGAAGGCTCTGTCCAAGACAGGCTGACCGTAGCCCTGTCGGCCAAGACGTACGCAATAGAAAACGACAGGTTTCTGGGAGCCGTCGCCGCCTGGAACGGCGTGACTCTACCATCCACAAACGCATTCCCGAAGAAGGTATTCGCAAACACCCGCACCAGCACTGTCGTTCCGTTTTGCAGGCCGGTCACCGTGGCGATGCGAGCCGCCGCTGGAAGCTCCGGTGAAAACACGCCCGGCGGCGCGTAGTACACGGAGTATCTCAAGATCGGGCCGGTGCCGCTGGTTTCCGGGGCGTCCCAGGTTGCCGTGAAGCCGCCGTCCGTGGGCGTCAGCACAAGGTTCTGCGGGGCGGATGGCGGGACGGCCGGAGCAGCGGGGACGGTGAACGTCACCGACGCCGACGATCCCGAACCTGCGGCAGTGACCGCAGATATGGTGTAGGTGTACGAGGCACCGGAGACGTATGGCTGGCCGGACATTGGAACCATGGTCCTGGAGGTGGCGTTGCCTGCCACCTGCTCGCCGTAGCCGACGCCGTACGTCAGTAGGTACGCGGTGACTTGCTGCCCATACAGGCTGGCAGGGGGGGACCAAGACAGAGCCACCTGCGTGTTGGTCGGCGTAGCCGTGAAATTAAGCGGGGCAGACGGGGCGAGGCCAATGCCGACATTCGCCCGCATCGCATTGCTACTGCCCACCGCGTTGATGGCGTACACCGACACCCACACAGTTGTTCCCGCCGCCAGCCCCGTGGCCGTGTACGCGCGCGTCAGGCCGGTGTAGACCTGCGTTTCTTGGCCCGTGAATGAGTTCGATAGCGTCATTCTGTACGAAGTGATGGCAGACCCGCCCGTGCTAGCCGGCGCATCCCATGTCGCCGAGAAGCCGTCAGCCGTCCTTGTCAGCACAAGGTTTGTGGGCGAGGACGGGGCGGTATTCGCAGACGCCGCCAGTGTCGTCACATCAATCGAAGCGACTTGGCCGCCGCCGTTGGCGTTGCTGGCGTATACGCCAAACGTGTAGCGGGTGTTGGCAGTGAGGTCAGAGACTGTGCCCGTGAGGCCGGAGGCGGATTGCACCGTCCAAGGCCCCTGAGACGAGGTGCCGTAGCGGATGCTGTAGCCCGTCACCGCAGAGCCGCCGTTATTGGCCGGGGCGCCCCAAGACAGCGTTACGGATGTGGTGGTGGCGATGCCGGACAGGTTCTGCGGCTGGCTGGGCGTGGAGGTGGCGCCAACGATGCTGACCGAATTGCTCGCGGTGCTGTACTGGCCTGTCCCATACGATGTGATCGCGGCTACGCGGAACACGTAGTCTGTGTTGGCAAGCAGCCCTGACACAGAGGATTGGCTGACTACGCCAGTGGTCACCGCTGCAGCCCACGTAAGCCCGCGATCCGACGAACGCTGCACGCTATAGCCAGTAATCGGGGAGCCGCCGTCGTCGGAAGGCGTGTACCACGCAACAGTGGCCGTGTTGGCGGCGGCGGCAGTAGCCGTCACCACAGCCGGCGGCGAGGCTGGTCGAACGGCTGGAGCGCTGGGCGACACCGGCCCGAAGGAGGCGCTGTAGTCCCCAGTCCCCGATGCGTTATTGGCGGACGCGCGAATGCGATAGGCCGTGCCGTTGACCAGCCCGGTGATGGTGTACGAGGTCGCTGTGGATGATCCGGCGCCGGTCCACGTTGTTCCGTTGTCCGTGCTGACCTGGAACGAGTATCCCGTGATGGCCGAGCCGCCAGTGTCCGTTGGCGCCGTGACCGAGACGGCGATGGTGGTGTTGCCGGGCAGCGCCGCTGCGATGACGGGCGCCCCGGGGGGCGAGGTGGTGGTGACAGCGCCTGCGGCCACCACCGACGAATAGATGTTGCCTTGCGCGTCTTGGTAGACGATGTGTTCTGCCGACCCGTGCTGGTAGCGGAACGCACGCACAATAGAAGTTGTGGCCGTGCTGGGCACAGGAAGCGTCACGGGCGTCATTCCAGGCCGCACCGTCAACTGCCCGGGAATCAGGCACTGCAGGTTGACCTGCTCCACTGCAGCGCCCGGAGGGATCGCATACTGGGAAGCGTTGGTGACAAGCCCTGCCCACTTGTTGATCGGGATCACGGACGACCCCCGTCAAAGTTGTCACTCTGGAGCGGCGTCCGCCAGCCGCTCGTATCCCAGATCACCCTCTGCGTCCCGGCGTACGGAGCGAGCTGGTCGCCCTCCATCGCAAGCCGTAAGTCTCTCTGATACAGGGCGTAGGCGTTCTCAGGCTTGGTCCCGCGCATGCGAGCGAGCCAGTACTCCGCGCAGCTCAGGAGCGCGTTGTGCATGGAGTCCGGCATGTCCAAGATGTCAGTCACCACGTACTTCACGTTGGTGGCGTACGCCTCGCTCGCCAGCGTTGCAGAGGTGGCGCTAGCGACCGCGACAATACGGGACTCCGACTCGTACGGGTGCATGGACCCCAGCGAGTCCGGCAGGTCGTCCTGCGTGCCGAACCGAATCACCGACCCGACCATCGACTGCGTGAAGAAGGTGCCAGTTCCCGTCAGCGTCAGGCCGGATGCCGTCACGGTGCCGGCCCGGGACGAGTCCTCATGGCCTGAGATGCGAAGCCCTCTCGGCAGACGCCGGTAGGTGAAGTCCAGAGTCTCCACGGTGATCGGATACCCGATGACCTTCACCGCCCAGCCGGAAGAGTAGGGGTCTTTGATGACCGTCCACGCATTCGGAGGCCCCTGCAGGTCGACGGTCGATTCGATCTTCATCGCCATGTCGGGTTCGACAAACGTGAAGTACGTCCACTTGTTCTGGTCCATCGGCGTGTCGATGTTGCGGAAGTCCGCCGGCAATCGATACAGCGACTGGTACAGGAGCGCCGACTTTGGGGTCAGCAGATCGGTCGGGAACTTCACCACCGGGTCCGCAAGCAGTGTGTTGCCGTCTAGTCTCTTTGCGATACGGACGACGACGTTGTTGACACGCAGGCTGCAATTGGCGGAGTGCAGGGGGAAGGTGTCGCCCGTGACACGGGTGAACAGGCGCGTCTCTTCGTCGTACGTGACCGTCCCCTCCCAGCGGGCGTTGAAGACGATACGGCCGTGGGTGTTGTAGTACCGCCAGTCTTTGATGGTGGAGACTTCGCGGTACGCCCGCTGGAGGGCGGTGCGGATGTCCTTCTGCTCAGCGTCTTGGGGGCCGCCGAACGACGCAGAGATCAGATGCTCCACGGCGTCGAAGTACGTCAGGAACTGGCGCGTCGATGTCTGAAACCCGCCGTCGTCCGTAAAGAACGAGGTGACGAGATTGCTCCCATCGGAGCCGTCGATGTAGTCGCCGTTGTGCGTCAGCAGCGCGCCGTAGCTCATGCGTCCCCCGGGTTACGAGCCGTACACCACGCTGGTGCCGAGATAGATTTTGGTCACGGTGCTATCGCCCAGCTTGATGGCAGACACCGCGGTATCGCCAAGGTTTGCAGCCATTGCTCACCCGACAATGAGGTACAGGGTAGTGGCGCTCTTGGTGGAGATGGCGTCGTACTGCGCCTGCGTCACTTTCACCACGTTGGTGATCGCCACCGCCCCGGCGATGCCAGTGATCACGCTGCCCACCTTGGCGTCCAGGGAGGACTGCAGATTGGTCACCTGCGAGATAGCCAGCGTCACGGCATCTGCCCCGCCGCTTGCATGCGAGGCCGCGTGGCTAGTGGGCGTGCGGGAATCCGACAGACGAGCATCGTCGCCTTGGCAGATAGTGCCGCCCGTGGAACCAAACGCCCCCGTGGTCAGGACGCCGGAGGTGGTGGTAACCACAGGGAGGCCAGAGGTGGTGCCGATGGCGCCGGCGTTAGTGATGTTGCCGTGGGCGTGTTCGGCCGCAGCGGCACCAATCTCAGAATAGGTGATCGCGTCCGACCCGCCCGTAGCGTGGCTGGCGGCGTGAGCTGTGGGAGTCCTAGACCCCGTGATGCGGGCGTCGTCGCCTTGGCAGAACGTGCCGGATGTGGTGCCAAAGGCCCCCACCGTGACTGACCCGCCGGCCCCGGTCACTAAGGGCAAGCCGGATGTAGAACCGACCTTGCCGTCTGCCGAGATGCCGCCGTGGGCATGGTCTGCCGCGGCTGCGCCGATAGCGGACGGGCTGATGGGATCGGCCCCAGCACTTCCATGAGAGGCGGCGTGCGTGGCCGGGATGCCACCACCCAAGGCCGCAATGGACGCCAAGGTTACAGAGTTGGTGGCCGTCCCGGCCGTGTTCATCACGGGGACGACAGAAGTGCCCACCGCTGCGGCGAGGGGCAAATCCTTGATTTTGACATCGGGCATGAGGACCTCCGGGGCTACTGGTAAGTGTCCGTTACAGGCCCGCAGCCTCCCGGAAAGCCTGTTCGTACTGAGCTTGGCTCAACTCCTCAACTGCGTCTGACGCAATGGCATCAGCCAGCATCGCAGCCGGCAGGTCGTAGCCGCAGTAGGCTGACTCCACGGCGATATAGACCCGGCCATCCAAGCCACGCGGAGCTTGATCTGCTGGCGGAATGGCTGTCTCAGTCAGTGTTTCGGCGCTGGGATAGCCGTATGCGGCATCAAGCGCACGTCGAAAAGCCTCATACACATCCGCGGACGAACGAAAGTATCTCACGCTGCCGTACCCCACTTTGCTGCCAGATACCGCTCTACGCCAAGCCGCTGCGCGTCAGAAAGCGCGGCGCTGTAGACGATAATCTCGCAGATTTGTCCGTCGAAGTTGTAGTTGGGCGCGCCCGGGTTAGGCAGGCCGCGAAGATTCCCAACTGAGATGCCTCCAAAACCGTTTGCTCCAGCAGTCGCCGCCCCCCTGCGAACCCCACCCGAAAACAACCAGTGTCCAACCGGAAGCGCTACGCAAGCGGTGACGACTGTCGTACCAAACGAGATATTGTGAGACGCAACCTTGGAAGCAATACCGTCCTCGCGACCGAAGTCCAAGATAGTGGAGCTATTCTCTCGGACGTAGTGAACGAAACGGTTTCCGCCGGGGAGCGTGTCCCACACAATCGGCCCCTTTGCAAGAGCAGGCGAGTAGCCCGCTCGCACGCGAAATACAGAGAACACTGTTGGCGCGGCAACGGTGATGGACGAGTTGGTGAGGCGATGATTTGTTGTCGACCACGTCATCGCGTTTCTGCCGTTGATGGCGTTACGCGAGTACGCGGGCTGGTTGGTTGCGGTTGTCTGCGTGAGGTGAAGTCCGTTTCCGCTCTTGTCCGACAAGCGGCTGACGTTGCCGCCGTTGAGCGTGACGGTGCTTTCGTCAGCCGCGTCCCACCACGCAAGCAAGCCAACCGCGAGGCTTGGGAGTAGCGGCAATACGGACGAGGGCGTCGGCACTGGAGTCGGCATCCCCAGCAACTGCGTCGGCATCGTCGCAGAAACATAGCCCACCGGATAGATGCCAGCGTTCATAGGTCTGCGCCGAGGGCCGTAACGTCGATGCTTTCCGCGTTGTGCGTGGACACGCGGAGGGACCATGAGGCAGACGGCAGGATCAGGTTGTTGTAGACCACCGAGACGCGAGTCGCCTGCACACTTGCTGAGACGGTCGCAGCCGCCACGTTGATCTCGTCGAAGAAGAAAAAACTGGTGCCGTCATGCAGGAACACCCGCACTTGACCCGCCGTGGTGGTGACGCGCGCCTTTATGCACACTTCCGCAATCCTGGTCCCGGTCGACGCGCCCGTGATCAGCGTTGCCACCGTGCCGGTGCCGTCGCGGTTGGTGTTCGCCGTGGCGATGTTGACGCTCGCGATGCGCGGCGTGACTGCGAAGGCTGGGGACGTTGCCATTACTGCTCCTACCTAAAGGTCTGCCAGAGGTACATGCGTGCTGCTGCGTTCGCGCCGGCCGCGAGGTCGCTTATCTGCGAGACGGCGACTGTCACAGGGTCCGATCCGCTCGCGCCGTGCGTGGATGCGTGGCCCGCGACGTTGCCGGCGAGTTCCCAGGCGTAGCCGGACCATGTGTAAAGACGGCCGTTCTGCGTGCTGGTCTGGCCGACTGTCGGCGATGATGGGAAGGAGAGTGCCATGCTTTAGAACGTGATGGTGCCGTTGCCTGTGAACTTGTAGTACCGAAACCCGCCAGTGACGTAGACGGTTGGCGATCCTGTTGTCGCAGATGCAGTGATGGAGTCGGCCACTCGGATGATGGCAATCCCGCTGCCGCCGGCTGCGCCGTTTGCCATGTTTCCACCGCCGCCGCCGCCGCCACCTGTGTTTGCTGTGCCCGCTGTGCCGGCGACGTTGTTGCCACCCGCGCCGCCGCCTCCGTTCCCGCCGTTGCTCGCGCCGTAGTTGTACGTGCCGGCGGCACCACCGCCTGCAATCCAGCGTGTGCCGGAGATGTCGACACCAGCGGAGGCGGCTGCGAGGAATGTGCTTTCGGAGCTTTTGCCGTTGCCGCCGGCCGCCGCAGCGCCGGAACCTCCAGCCGCGCCTGCGCCGCCACCGCCGCCGCCGTTGTACGGCTCCCCTCCGCTGTAGCCAGACCCACCAGCGTATCCTTGCCCGCTGGTCGCAGCGCCGCCAGCGCCAACCGGGGTGTAGCCAGAGCCACCACCACCGCTGCCTCCTGTCCCGCCTGCTTGCGCGACTCCATACGACAGGCCGTACAAGCCTTCTGCGCCTCTACCTCCACCGTCAGCCGTGAGCGTGCCCGTGGACAGAGGGAACGACGTTGCGCCGCCAGCGGTCGCAGCGGCACCGGAATGGATGCCTCCAGTGCCTCCAGAGCCAACTACGACAGAGAGAGCGGAGCCAGAGAGGGCCGACCCGCTGCCGTATAGATACCCACCAGCACCACCACCAGCGCCGCGAGCAGAGCCACCGCCTCCTCCTCCGCCAACAAGCAGATACGTCACAGACACAGTATTCGTTGGCGTGACGCTAGCACTAGCAGACGAGTAGGCCGACGATCCAACAGCGTTTGTGGCGAGAACCCTGAAGGTGTATGCCGTGCCGTTCGTCAGCGATGTGATGGTCGCCGAATTCGTTGTCGGGGCTGTCCCCCATGTTGTCCATGTGCTGCCGCTGTTGGTGCTGTACTGGACCGTGTAGGAAACGATTGGCGTCTGGGACGACACGCTCGGAGCGGTCCACGCCAGCGCCACTTGCTGATTGCCAGCGGTCCCGGAAACGCCGGTCGGTGCCGCAGGCAGGAACAAGTCCCAACGGCTGTCGTACGACGAGACTGCGCCGACCTCCACCCACACGCTGTTCGTTGAATCCCAGCGATATACGCGAGCCGTATCCGTGGTGACGTAAAGCCGCCCGGCCGTGCCGGGGCTTGGCAGGCTCGCCGTTGTGGCGACCTCGTAGATTTCCGTGGCACCACCGCCGCCCGCACCGATTTCCACCATCGTCCCGGCGGTGTTCTTAATGTAGAACTTTCCGTTCGTCTTATCCCAGGCTGGCTCGCCTGTGACGAAGTCGCTCGCCGTAGGAGCAGCGGTGCCGCTCCGAATGATGATCTTGTTGGTGCGAGGCATTACGGGTAGGTGCCGCCGTCAATGTCTGAGCTGGGGGACAGGTAGTCGGTGCCCGCCGTCGCAGCGGTGAATGCGCTGGTGCCGTTGCCCTTAAGGACTCCCGTCAGCGTGGTGGCCCCGGTGCCGCCCTGCGACACAGCCACCGTGGTGAACCCGCTGCCCAGCGTGCCGGCAGTGAGCGTGCCCACAGAGGTGAGGCTAGAGCCGGTGACGCCAGACCCCAGAGAGCTGCCAGACAGCACAGTGGTGCCGTTGATCTCGTAGACCTTGCCTGTGAGCAGGTTGAAGTCTTGGTTGCTCGTCCACGCCGCGGTGGAAGACACCCAGTTCAGGGTCTTGTCGGTCGTCCCCTTGAGCGTGATGCCGCCGCCATCTGCGGTCGCATCGCTGGGCGAGGCCGTGTCGCCCAAGATGATGTTGATGTCATCGACGCTGACGGCCGTACTGTTGATCGTCGTTGTCGTACCATTGACCGTGAGGTTGCCGGAAATCGTTAGGTTGGACGAAATCGTCCCGCCGGTCAGGGCGAGGTACGTGGACGACGCTGACGAGGTCGTCAGATACGTGGCCGAGATGTCGGGGATGTCGCCGGCCACAAGAGTACGGAAGGCGGGAGTGGCGTCTGCGCCCGTTGTCGGGCCTGCCAGCACCTTGTTCGCATTCTGCGTGGCGAGCGTGCCCGTGAGCGTGCCGCTAGTGGTGACGGGCGACCCACTCACCGTGAAGATGTTGGGCAGAGCCAAGGCAACGCTGGTGACGCTGCCGCTGCCGCCGCCCGCCCCGTAGTTCTGCGCCTTCACCCACGCCGTGGTGGCAACGGCCGTGCTGTCGTCGTTGGTCGCCGGAGTGGTTGCGGTGGCAGACGACCCAAGGATCACCGTGCCAGAGAACGTGGTGTTGCGGCTGATGGTCTGCGTCGTACCACCGGCCAGCGTGACAACGTACCCCGGGCCTGCGACCGCCTGGATGGTTGTGGCCGATCCGCCAGCCCCGCCAGTGCCCACGCCGATATAGAGGATGCCATTGCCTTCGCAATAGGCAGGCTCTGCGTTCGCCAGCGAGCTTGGGGCCGATGACCCCGTGGAGCGCTTCAGCCTGATTACGTTAGCCATAGTTTCCCCCGTCTACCAAGTTCGTCTCGTTGTGATTGCGCCACTTGCCGTTGTAGTACCGCAGCACATCCCCAGTGGCGAGTGTGGTGAACTCAATGTCCGTTGCTTGAGCGAGCTGGACGCTCATGGTCTGCAGCAGGTAGGCAAGCGAGGTCCAGCGGGTCACGCCGTCGCCGGCCTTCAGGCCGTTGTTCGTTGTGTCCCAGCCCAGTTCGCCCGGGAGAAGTATCGGGTTCTTCGTCTGCCACTCGTTGCTGGACCCTCTGCGGATTTGTATCCGTTCGGCCATCTACCTCCCCTTCGCGCGGTAGGCATGCTTGGCGATGATCTGCTCGCGAAGCTCCCCGACCTTGGCGCGCGGGTTGGCACGCTTGGCACGGGCGACTTCTTCGCGAACGATCTTCTCGTTGATGAGCTTGCGCTGCGGGGGAGCAGGGCCTGGGTCGTAGTTCACGCTTCCACTGACGGCACGGCGGCGCTTCTGGGCGACCTTCAGCACCTCGTCGTTGCCGGACACCCACGCTTCGGGGTCACGCCAGCCACGGTTGTCCGCAAGGCCGCCGACGTAGTACTTGCCAGAGATGTTGATGCCAGCGGCCTTTGCCTCGGCTGCTACGTACTTGGCCTGACGTTCTGGCATCGCGTCCAACTGCTGGTTGTTGTATCGCCCCTCCATGAATGCCCTGTCCGACCCCCTGGTGCCGGGAGGGCACTGGAGGGCGCACATGATGGCGAACTGCTCCGTGGCGCCAGAGGCCAAGGAACGCTTGTAGGTGGCAATGGCTTCGTCGCCTGCCTGTCGGACTTCGTAGGGGATGGTCATTGAGGTGGTCCTGGGGGTGGGCCGGGTGGCGGGCCTGGGGGAGGAGGAGGCGGAACCATGTAGTCCGCCACATCCATCTGGTTAACTGTCCCCCAGGCACGCAGAAGCTGATTGAACAGCTCCGGCCTGCCAGCCTGCAGCAGGCCCTGCGCCACAGGCATGGTGATCTGCATGAGCGCGTTGAGGTTCTCGGACTTGGTGGCGAGGTTCGGCTTGCGGGCCGATCCAGCCTCCACGCGGTACGAGTACTCGCGGGCGATGGCCTCCGGGTTCTCGGCCTGAACGTGAAGCTCCCAAGCCCTCGCAGCCATGGGGCCAAGGAGCGGAACGACATCCTGCGGCGACACAAGCCAACGGGCGCAGAGCGCTTCCTTGCGAGCGACCTCAGAGAGAGCGTCCTCCAAGATGTTTGCATAGTCGTCAGGCCGGATCGAAATCTGATCCGACTTCACCTGCGCCTCTGCCGCACTTCTCATGGAACTGCGGGTCATGCCGTAGATGAGTTCGGTCAAACCGACGCGGCGGTCGAAAAGCTGCGTGACCTCGGCGATGATCTGGTACATGTCGGACGTTACGCCCGGCATCTGGAAGACAGAGATGACATCGTTCACCGACCGGCCGATGGCCTCGCTGATCTCAATGATCTTTAGGCCGCCCTCGTCCTTCTCCAGAATCTTGGACTTCAGGTCTGGGTCCGCGGCCTTCGCCACGCCAATGAGCGTCTGGGACGCAGTGGCAATGCGAGTCGCCAGGAACGACATCGCCCAGTTGATGAATCTCAATTCTCCGATACCGGGCCGGATGATTGAGATAGGCCATGAGTAGCCGGGCTTCCCGTGCCACGCCAAGAGCGTAAAAGGCCATCCGCTGTTCGGCTCAGCCCAAAACGGGATCGGCCACTGCACGGCCATGAATAGGTTCTGCGGCACGCCCGTCTCGTCCACTTCCTCCTGCAGCATGGCCGGCGGGACGTTGAGCGGGTACTCAATTCCCTCTGCGATGGCGATGTAGCAGTTCGGCCCGCAGGCATCGAACTTGCCGCGGAGGTCTTCCTTGGCGTCCTTGAGCCGATCACCGAAGCCGGTCTTGGAATAGATTTCCCAGTAGACGACGAGGTCGTTGGTCTGCCCCATCTTCTTCCGGTACTCGTAGCCACGCTCGCCCGCTTCGGTGCGAGACTCGTAGCTCTGCATGTGACCCTTCAGGTCTTCCCGGTCCAAGCCGAACTTGGCGGCTACCTCATCGATGGGCTGCGTCCGCCTCCGGGCCGCCCAGCGGATGTCTTCAAACTCGTCGGCATCCGGGTCCCAGACGATATTGTCGATGGTGTCGTAGAAGCTGCCGGCCATCTTCACGGTCGACCCCGGCGGCGTGTACAGCTCATGCCACCACACGCCGCCGCCCTTGATGAACGCCTCTTCCACCACCTTGCGAGAGTGACGCTTCAGGTCCAGCTCGTTGCCCGTGTAGTTTAAGTAGTCCTCCAAGAGCTGGGAGACGACCTTGCGGCGCTCCATCATCATCTGCTGCTGCTGCATGCCCTGCTGGTACATCTGGATGCCGGGATCGGGAGCCATCACTGGCTGACCGTCCGGCCCCATGATCGGCCCGTTCGGCCCCATCATCGGCACCGGAGGCTGGGGCTGAATGCCGAGCAGCTCCGGGCCAATGATCGGATAGTCCTTGGGCGAGACAGTCCGAGCGGGGTTGCGGTGGTGGATGACCGCGGCGAAGAGACGAACGGCTTCCCAGACCCGGTTGACCTGCATGCGGAACGCAGGCGGGTTCATGCCCTTGTTGTAGCCCCGCTCTCCGCGGGCGTACTTGTCACGCCACATGAAGTCCGGGTCGCCGGCAAAGAACTGCATCGCCTCGTCCGCGTCAGCGGCGAAGGGGCGCTTGTGGGTCTGCGCCTGCTTGATGCAGTTCAGCCACCGGGTGACGATGGGCAGAAGGGGGCTGTCTTGGGGCATCTGGTACTCCTATGTACTAGTGCCTCACTTGCCCTTCCTGCCCTCCAATTCGGCCAGTTTCCGCTCCAATAGCGAGACTTTCTCGGAGAGGATGGCGAGCTTGGGGTTGGCCGGCTTGTGATCCCAGTAGCCGTACTCCTTCCACGCCGGGAACTCCTCAACGCCCGGGTCGGTCAGGTGGTGGACGCTGGGCTTCTCCGTGCCGCCGTAGCCCGGGGCCACGGCCCAGAGGGTCAAGACACGCTGGGACACGCCGGTCACCAGGGCCGGGACCGGGGCGGCGCCCTCATGTCGGTAGTACAGGACGAACTCGCCGAGTTCCGCGGACGGCATCTGGTAGGCTTCACTCATCGCTTCTGGTATCCCATCGGCCCAAGGACAACGCAGGACTCGTCTTGCAGCCCAAGCCGACGAGGCTTGTCTGCGAGCCACTTCACCCACCAAGGCTCAGGGCCAAAGCTCTTGGGTGGCTGGTGGTACTTCGGCTCGTACGCGCACAGGTACTCCATACACTGCACGGCGTGAACGTCCCCCCGCGTCTGCGGCTCGTCGGTGACGAAGACCTGACCGTTGATGGTCTGGGTCTTCTTTCGATACCGCCGCATCTCCCTCACAAGATTTGGGCACCCGCCCTCCAGAACCTTCAGCTTCGTTGTCCCGTCCCCACGGATGTGCAGCATCTGCCGGACGATGGACGTGCGGGCCGGGATGTCGTCCGACCCAGGCGTGAACGAGTGTGTGCTGACCTGCGAGCGGATGCCGCGCTTCTTCAGCTCCTCGCTGTATAGCTCATGCGGCAGGCGACCTGAACCCAAGTCGCGCAGCATGCCTCCGTGCATGTCCATGATGAAGTTGTAGAAGTGCTGCTCCCGCACCTTGTCCGCGAACTGCTCGCCAAATATCAGCGCGTTACACTGCCGGATGTACAGCTCATCATACAACAAAAGGAACCGCTCGTCAGGTGGTACTGCGCCGAACACGCAGGCCATGACAGCATGCCCAGGGTCGATGGCGACGTAGCGCGTCCAGTCGGGGGGCACCTGCCCGCCCGGGAGTTCCGACCGGGAATGGATGTGAACCGACGAGTTGAAGGTCGGGTACATGAGCGTGGATTCGGTGGTGAACTCACCCTCCGCACGCATCTTCAGCTCGTCCATGCCCAGAGCGGCCCACCGCTCTATGTTCTTCCGCTTCTCCTCCTCATCGATGTGCGCGTTGTCCAGAAACCTGAGCGTGAACTTGCGGATGATCGGGTTCTCGTTCCCGGACTCCACTTCCTTCTCGGCTCGCTCGCACAGCCCCAGCAGGGCGTCGTTCTTTGAGTGCGGCATGGCGGACCACACAAAGCGACCCTTGCGATCCGCGAGGCGGGCCTGCATCTCCCCCACCCATCGCTCGTTATTAATATCCTCGTCAATGTGGACGAGGTCGGCCTGGAAGCCCTGCGGCGGGTCACCCTCAGACGAGAAGAAGTTAATCACCCAGCCGTTGACCAGCGTCACCTTCTGGCAGTACTGAGCGCTCTTCAATACCCAGGACACCTCTTTGACGAACCGCGGTGGGATCAGAGGCGGCGCGGGCTTGGCGTCCTTCCGCCTAGCGCCGTCCTTGGTCGGGTCAAACGACCGCCACTCATTGGTGTTCTCGTCCCGGATGATCCGAAACGCTCCCGCCCGAAAGAGCATCGGGTAGGCCACTAGGCCGATGTGGGGCCAGTTCCTGCCGACGATTACCAAGTTGCCGTCTGTCTTCGGGTACTTCTCGTACGGGTCGCACCCGGTGGCCGCGCGAGCGTCCTCTACGAACGTGGCGAGGGATTTGCCGCCGCGATTTCCGCCAAGGACGATGCGCTCTGAGACTAGCGACTGGTGGAACTCCTCTTGCAATGGCATCGGCCGATAGAGGCGCAGGGACTCTAGGCGGCGCTCTGCCAGCTCAGCCTGCACCGCTCGCAACTGCTCAACGGCATGTTGCGACGGCCCCAGCGGAATGTCTGGCTCAGGCGTCGGTACTTCGATCTTCGGATGCTTGCGCATTCTTCTGCTTCGCGGTCATCTCGGTCCACTCGCCGCAGTTCCAGGTGGTGAACACCATGGGGAACCGATAGCCGGCGAGATACTTGTCATCCTTGTCCTTCTGCATCTCGCCCATCTGCGGCGGGTAGCGGCGGCACTCCCCCCGATCCGGCATGTTCTGGTTCTGGATGAACCACCGGCACTTCTGGCAACGCATTCTTCTGCTCCAGTGCGATCTTCTGTCCTTGGTAGGCCAGTGCCGCGGCGAGAACGTCCCGCCGGTACTGAGCCTCCAGCTCTTCCTCGGTCATCAGGTCTAGGGGTTTCTTCGATCCACCCATGGCGGTGTTGCTCACCACCAGCCGCAGGATGCTGTCCAACTGCTTTGTGCGAAACGCGCCGCCTGCCGGGGCGTCAAAGAACTGTTTGATGAACGCCCGGGAGAATCCCTCCACGCCGCCGAAATACTTCATCATCGTTTCCAGCAGCTCTGACGAGTGCGGGATGTGCGATCCGCCAATCCGGGCGGAGGCGATGAAGAGGTCTACGGCACCTTTCTCAATCTCGCCGAGCTTCTTGTGGCGAATCTTGTCCCGGCCCCGCTTCTCGCCGGCATTGCGGCACACCCGGCACTTGGAGTGCCACCCGTCCTTGGAGCGGTGCCAGTATTCCTTCGTCAGCGGATAGTGCTTCAGGCACTTCGTACAGGCGCGCGTGTCAGCCACTCTGCACCAACGGCTTGGGCGGAATGTGCTTCCAGTTGCCCCGGAAGTTCACCAGCTTCACGCCAGGGTCGAAGTCGGCGCGTGCGTACTGAACCAGCTTTTCGCTGATGTCCTTGGCCGCGATGATCTGCGGCTTGCCGACGCACTTGGGCTTCCAGTGACCGGCCCACGCATCCCAGTTGCAGTAGACCGGGTTGTAGCCCAAGAGCCTTGCCCCAGCGAGGGACAGGTCGCGGGTCATCGTCACATCCTCCGTGGAGGACTTGTGCGCCGCATAGCGGTCGGACCACTCGTAGTAGAACCACGGCTTGTCAGACGCCGTCTTGGGTTCGGTGATCTCAAACGCCCGCATGTCGTACATAATCAGGCCGGTGGGAAGGGCCGCGCACTCTTGGATGCCGGCCAGCTTGGCCGCGGTGTTGCGGTCGTACATCTCAAGCTGGTAGTCGGGATTGGCGTGTTCGCTCTGGTGGTTCTGCCACCTGAAGACGTACACGCACTCCATCGGCGGCGGGCCGCAGTAGGGCGCGCCGATGACAACCGGCCCCTTGGCGTAATGGTCCACCAGGAAGTCGAAGGAGGTCTGGAAGAACGGCTTGGCATCCGACTGCCCGGCGTACATGTCGGGCCTCATGTCCGAGTCCACCATCACCAGAACGTCGCACCCGTACTCGCGGGCCATAAGGACGGCCCGGTTGCGGGTCATGGTGATCGGCGTGTCAGACAGGTTCCAGATTTTGACGTTGGCGATGCGAGGGTCTTGGCGAACCTCTGACACCAACGGCGTCATCCATTCACGGATGTCTGGGACCTCGGAGGAGATGCCTCCGTTGCCGCCGTATGAGAACGTGCAGATACCGACGTTGAACTTGGTTTCCATCGCTACCTCTCGGGGGGAGAAGGTTCGGGGGGCTATAGATCAGTGTCCCGCCGGGCCTCCAGCCGCCGCAGCGCCTCGGCCCGCAGCGGCCCCAAATCCCAGCCGCCGCCCGTTCGGGAGCCGTCCTTGCCGTAAGTCACAGGCTTCATGCCCAGCATGCCGGGCCGCATCACCACGTTCCCCTGCGCGTCCCTCGTATAGCGAACTGGGTGGAATGGCCGCTCACCGTTCGGGCCGAATTGCGAATTGTTTGCGCGCTCTATATCCGCGTCAGACCAAGCGCCGGGATTGTCGTAATTCAATGGGGTCGCCGGGCCTTCTGCCGGCTGCGGTGGGCGGTCCCTTGTAATCGCCCCCTGCGGATCTTCTCCCGGCCGCGGCATCCTGCCCGGCCGCGTGCCGTACGACGGGTCCGGCGTGTCGGAGCCGTCAGGGTAATACGCCAGCGGTGCATACGGATTGCGAGCGGTTGGGCGCCACTCTCCGCCGGTCGCTGGCTGCGTAGCGACGACCGGAAGGCGGTCCCCGCCAATCACCCGGCCTCCGTTGGGGTCATAAGGCCCGGTGTCGTAGCGAACTGGGTCGGCAGGCTGGTACTGCGGCTGCGGGGCGTACTGCGAGAGCTGCTGCTCTAGGCTGGGCTGCTGCGGAAGCTGCTGAATTCCCGGCTGGCCCCAGCTATTGAACCCAAGGGCGTTGTTGCTAGCCGCGAATCGCGGGTCGCCAGTCAAGCCAGTGCGGTCATACGGCGCGACCTGCGGGCGCATGGAGAACGGGTTCTGCCAGCCGTCCTTCACCATGTCGCCGGCCCGCCTGTACATCGACTGGAAGTCGAACTGCGGGGCACCCTGCGCCTTGCCGCCGTAGTAGGGCAGCATGGAGTCGTTGATGTTCTGGATAAAAGCATCCCGCTGGCCGAAGTTCGGCTGCTCAGACTGAGTGCCGTCGAAGTTGGTGTACCGCTGCGTGAACGGGGCAGGGCGGTTGTTCGGCGTGGCGTAGGCGTAGTTGCCGTCTGGTTGCGCCCCGTAGGGCGTTCCTTGGCTCTGCGGCTGGATAGGCTGGGCCTGACCAGGAGAGTACATGCTCATGTCGGGGGCCTTCTGCGGCCCCGGAGCTGCCTCTTGCTGACCACCAGTGTTCTGCTGGGGCTTAGGCCGCGAGGCTCCAGATGCGCGCCACGGATAGCGCGACTGCTTCTGCGGGGCGCCCGGATACTTCTGCTGAGCCGCCTCGGGCGTATACGGATTCATCGGCATGCTCCAGAGTGGTCAGGTAACGGGGGCGGGTCATTGCTGACCCACCCCCGCCCCCGATAGCCCCGAAGGGCATTTCCTAGCCGCGGGTCTTGACGACCGCGAGGACCGCGCTGCCCGTCGTCGCGCCAGCGCTGCACGCACGGCCGATCACGCCGAGCGACACAGTGTGGTCAACAGACGCCGTGCTGGCCCCGGTCAGGCTCGCGGGCGTAACCCGGCCGGCAGTCGTTGAGGTGGAGGCCGCGGCCGTGATCACCGTCAGGCGATCACCCACCGCAACGTCCGTACCGCTCACCGCCACCGCCACTTCGGTCGGCCCGTCAACCGTCACCCAGAACACATCGTTCACCGCCACGCCAGAGGCGGGCAGGAACTCGTCCACCACGCCGACGACCTCGCCGTTGGCGGTGTTGGCATAGCCATCAACCACCGTGAACGAGCCGGCCTTGAAGGCCACCACCCGCTTCGGGGCCAGGGCCACCGTAGACGAGTTGCGAACGGCCACGCACACCTTGCGACGGTTCGACCGGACAGCGCCGGTGATGGGGTTCACATCCGTGAACTCCTTCACGCAGCCCACCCAATTGTCGCCGTACGTTCCAGCAATGCCGTACAGGCTGTCGTTGACGCCGGTGACACCCAGCGTCTGACCAAGGCCGAACGGCGGATCATTCTGAAGTCCCATGTAAGAGATTCCCTTTCTTTTTTCTTTCTCAGGCGAGGCTCAGGAGCTTAAAAAAGTTGCGCGGACTTTTGAACTTAAGGTTTCCGAGTGTCGAAACAACGTAGCGATATTGCTGCGTAATTTCGTCGTAAAAAGGCCCCTCACTGTTCAGCAGCTGACCTTCCATGCAGAGCAGCTCCACGTTGCCAATCGCCAGACCGTAGCCGGTGTTGGCGGGCACCGAGTTCTCCGAGCTGATCTCCACGCCGTCCAGCTCAAACACGTCCGTGAAGCCGTAGCTCCGCAGGCCGTTCGTCCGGCTGACAATAACACGCTCCTTGGAGTCCAGCGTGTTCAGGAAGTCGATGAACAGGCGACGGTCCAGAAGAACCATGTCGACCTGATCTTCCTTGCTGTCGTTGCGGCGGGTCTGATGGATCGCCTCACGCACAGCCTTCACGCAGTTGTCCTTCCAAGTCGACGCACCGAAGTAGGTGCTGGTGTAGTTCACCTGCACAGGCGAGTAGAAATCGAACTCCGGGTCCGCGTAGCCGTTCGGCCACACGCCGGTCTGCTGCGAGCCGCCGTAGGCACCCAGCGTGGTCGACAGACCAGCGTAGGTGTCGGACGGGTAGCAGAACGGATCAGCGGCGTTGGCCGCACGCTGAGCGCCAGTCGTCACGTTGACCGTGCCGTTGGTGCCCAAGAACGACTCCATGCCGTGGAACCGCAGCTCGTTGCCCGCAGCGTAACCATCAAGAATCCACTCACGGCTCAGGTACTGTTCCATGCTGGTAAGAAGGCGGGTAGCCATCTTGCCGGCAACATTAACAAGCGCCTGGGCGCTACGATTCTCAAGCATCTCTTTCTTATAAATGGCGTCAGTTGCCTGGGCACCCCTGAACTCCAGCTCTGCTCGCTTCCAGAGGTTCTGGCGAGCGAAGGTGCGAGGAGTTTCACCATTGTTACCACCCGGGGTATGATTTCTGTACTGGATTTCCCAGTCGAAACCCCTGCCCGACATGTTGGTGCGGACGTTGCCCGAACCTTCCACGGCGGCGAAGAACTTGTACTTACGCAACGACGTAATCTCTTCTTCCCGAAGATGATTAACAATCGTCGTTGCAATGGAACGTGCCCAGTCCGTCGAACTTGCCATAGTTAAATGACTCCGTCGTTAGCGAGTTGGCCCTTCAGCCTCTCCTCAAAGCTCATCCGCGCACGCGGTGTGCGCGGCTCTGTAGTTCCACCACTCCGGTTCGGGGACCGGGTTGCACGCTCCCGAAGGAACTGCATGTTCTGTTGCGCCACGGGGTCGACAGGCGGAGCAGGAGCCGGCTGCGGGGCGTACCCCGGGGCTGGCTGGCTCTGCATCTGCTGGTAGCGCATGTTCAGGAGGTCGCGCTGCAGCATGCCGGTGGCATACTTCCACCGCGCCTCGGCACCTTGGATGCCATACTCCGATGCCTGCTGGATGTACGCCTGGATGGCCTTGCCTTCCGGGGTCACATTGCCCTGCTGGTCGTACAGCCAGTCGGAGTTCTGCTTCTCTAGGTCGTTGACGTAGTTCTGGCTCTGGTACTGGGAGAGGTGCTGCTGCACCATCTCCTGAGCCTTCTGGATCGCGACCTGCTCAACGAAGGGCTTGAGCGTGGCCTCGGGATCGGTGACCAGCTTGCGGGCGAAGTCCGCCGTGTACGCCTGATACTCACGCAGAGACTGCTGGGCCTCGTACGGGGCGTCCGGGGAGATGACTTCCTTGCCCGTGGAGGGGTCGCGGACGATGTAGGACCGCCATGTGTCCTTGACCTGCGGAGGGTTCCACCACTTGGGAGCCTCCTGCGGCTTGGGCTTGGCAGCTTCCGCCTGCGCCCGCTGCCACTCCGAGAACGCCTTCTGGTTCTTCAGGTACTCCTGAGCGTACGGGACGATGCTCTGGTACTGCTGAAGCTGGCGCTGGGCTTCCTGGTAGCTCTGCTTGGAGCGGTACAGGTCCTGCGCGATGGCAAGATCGTCGGCGCCGCTGTACTCCGGGAGATGCCGGAACGCCTCGTAGGGTGTTGCGAAACCGGACGCAGACTGCGCCGCCGGTTCAGAATGCACCTCGGGAGATGCAGCCTCTGCTACGGGCGCAGAGGACTCAGGAATGTCAGGTGTTTCGTCGGACATGTAGCTTTCCTCGGGGGAAGGGTCTACATGTCACTGTCCTTGTAACCCGAAATACGTGCAGGATTTACGGCCGATCACTGCACATCTACCTCTGCCTCGGTTTCCACCCACACCCTGGCGCCGCAGGACAGGGGGCTGTCAGGCTCGTACCGGATCACGCACGGGCCGTTGATTTTGACGCTATGGCCGTACTGGTTGGCCTTGTACGTCTTGACCGTCAGCACCGGCTCGCGTTCGCCGGTCTTATGATTCCGGCGGATAACGTGCTGGTTAACGTGGATTATGTGCTTCATGGAGCATCATCGTATTGCGATGCGGCACCTGCCGCCACGGGTGCAAGCATCCCGTACTTTCTCAGGATGCGGATAGAGTCTTCGGTGCCAGGGAACATCACGTAGTTGCGAGAGCCTTGGCCGGCGCCGCGAGAGATTCCGTCTAGGTAACGGACCCCCGGGATGCCAGCATCCAATAGCGCCTGCGCGCCGCCACTGGTCTTTGCGAGGCGGGTCAGTTCAACCGCCGCCGTCTCGTACGGGCTGCGACCGAGGTGCGACTCAAACTTCCAAGAGCCGTCCTGAATAGCCCGCAGGCTGCTCTGCCCAATCGCCGCCGGGTTGTGCTGACGAAGAACCTCGGCCCCAACTGCTCCGACTGGCGTTGAGAAGGGGCGGTCATGGTCCAGCAAACGGTCTTCCGGAACGCCAATTTCCACTTCGTACATGTGGCCCGGCCGCTTTGGGACAGGTTGTCTATAGTCTAATTCATACAAGTGCCGGACAATTTCGCGCCACCGCTGCTCGGCTTGCGGAATTCCAGCAGCCTCTTGCATTGACTCCTCGGCGTCGTCTATCGCGTACTGAACAGCGTTGCGGGGATTGTCTGTGCGCTCCACATGCCGGCGCCAGAATTCCAAAGCATCTTCCTTCGGTGTTCTCTGCAACGCCGATACCGATCTGCGATACGTATCGGCAACGTCTTCTGATCCGGCAAAGTAAAGACCTCGCCCATACACTTGGTGCCCCTCGCCAGTGCCGATCTTGGAGGCGTCAAACTTGTCGAAGTCGTACGGACTGCCGTGGTAGGCGCGGATGGTCCGACGCACCGCATCCCCAGCATCATCTAGCCAGCTAGGCATTAGCGGCCAGCCTCCAAAAGCGAGCGGATCGCCATGCCGCCTGCGTCATCAAAGAGCGACGAGCCGTAGCGACCGGCGGCCTTGGCCGCAGTGACTCCCTTGCGCGCCATGCCAATGGGCAAGGGGAGATAGTTCCCGGGGTCGGTTGCCATATCCAAGAACAGGGCATTGCCGGGGGTTGCGTACTGCCGCCAATCGTCTGGCTCGTTGTACCCGCCAACCACCTTGGCCCCCGTGAGCGGAGCCACCATGTTTGATGGGATGCTCGCCAAGTGCCCCAGCGCACCTGAGTAGTTGTACTTCCGCTCGCGCTGCGGCCCGCCGTCTTCCTGCGCACCCTCCATAAGATCGACTAGAGGGCCGCTGACTTCCTGGGCGGCGCGGAATGCTGCGTCCCGTCCTCGGCCGAAGGTATCCAACAGCGAGAGCGTGGCGTTGACAGGGGCGGCAACCGCCCGGCCAACGTCGCCCCACACCTCTCCGGGACGCCTTTGGGGGACAGGGGTAAGCATGCCCTCCGACTGCAGCAAATCCATCTTGGTGGCCGGGCTAGCACGCCGCCACTTGGACCGTTCAGCCAGCCCAGAGTCGATGCTACGCCGGCGCTCACGCTCGGCCTCCATCTCGCCGGGCGTCAGTGGTATGCCGCGGAAGTAACGCTCCCAGGTATCAGCCATTACTATTCCTTGGTGCTAGCAGTTCCACGCCCGGAGGGATTTGTTAATACGACTGTCGGGGTCTTTGGCCGTCTCTGAGCTTGTGAGCTTGTCCTTCATGCCCTGCATCCGTGCGCAAAAGGAATCTCGGCGAGGACCGCCACCCGGCTGTGGCGGCTTGAGGTTGGCGTCATTGGCCTCGTTGTAAGCCGCTCGCCCCTTGGCATTCAGCCCGCCGTCTGGGTCTTGCCCTTCCTTGCGCGTCCAGATGAGCTGGCGCACGCGGTTTCCGTCGCTATCCATCGTCGTCCTCGTCAGTTATTCACATTTCCCATGAGCTGCGCCGACGGCGGAGATCGAACTATCATCACTGCCGTTTGGCGCTCACGGAAGTTTCCCTAAGTCCTTGTAGGCCATAGAGCCT